CAGATGCGCCGCCGCCGCCAGCCCTCCCGTCCCGTGCGCAGCGGCCCGCGCTTTGCCGGCGAGCTGCGCGGCCGCTCTTGACCGCCCGGTGTCACGACCAGCGGCCAGCCCTCGCGCGCCCAGCGTCGTCGCCCCGCCGATCTTCCCGGTCGAGCGCGCCGCCGATCTGGAGCGCGTCGCCAGATGCGTCGCCGCCCCGGCTTGTGCGCGGCCCTGTGACGCGGCGGCCGATCGCGCGGTGATGCTCACCACGGTGGCCCCCGGCGTTCCGGCGATCGGGACCGACCCTAGCGGTGCGTCGGCGATCGGCATCAGCCGTTGATCCCGTAGAGGCTGACCAGGGAGCCGGTCAGGAAGTTGCCGGCGCTGAGGGTCACGTCGATGCGGTTGATCGCAGCGGTGCTAAGCCACAGGCCATAGCACTGTTGAGTGAACATGCCGGCCGCCGTGCTTCCGACCGAGAACCCAACCTGACACTCCACTGATTTGTTGATGGCAGTAAGGGCATAGCCATAGATTTTGGCGACGCCGTAGGACCCCGGATTAGTCGCCGTTCCTACAGAAGCCAGAGTCAGGAAGTCGATGGAACTGTGGGCCACCGTCGCGGCCCCGGAAGGTGAGGTAGAGTTGCCCCTCACAAGCTGGTTTTGATAGTGGGTCGCGGTGTCGTTATTGAACGTGAGCTGCGCGTTGGCGCTGTTCACCCCGGCCGCCGTGCTTTGGCCCCGGATAACAACCATCAGATCGGCGTAGGTCTGAGGGATCGAGCTGAAGGTGACGACGCCGGTCCCGGTCGGCGAGGCGGTAGCCAGCAGCACCATCGCGGGCGCCTGGAACGTCGGATCGGCGCTCGCCCCGTTCGACGTCAGCACTTGCCCGGCCGAGCCCGCCGCGGTCGCCGTGATCGGCGAGCCGCCGGCCCCCACCAGCACGCCATGCGCGGTCAGCGTGCTGGCGCCGGTCTTCCCGAGCCCGACCGAGTTCGCGAGGTCTGAGGCTTGCTCGATGATCGAGACCGTCGCGTTGCCCGAGAGGTTCAGCAGCGAGCCGGTCGAGGATTGGGTCAGCGTGCGGGCGAGGCTGGTCCCCGACGACGTGTAGACGCCGCTCCCGATTTCCCAGGCGTTGCCCGAGTCGAGGATCAGGTACGACACCGTGTCGCCGTTCTGGACGCCGGCCGCGGCGAAGCTCTGGTAGGCAGGGCTCGGCGAGCCGAGCGTGATCGCGCCCGTCCCCGTCGTAGCGGTCGCCATCTGCGCCCGGTTGTAGAAGACCGAAGCGGCCACGGCCGCGGCCTATGCCGCGTAGAGGATCAGCGAGGCGGCGGGGAAGCTGGCGACGATCCCCAGCGGGATCGCCTGCTTCAGCAGCTTGCGCACGCTGAAGTCCCCGGTGCTGGACGTGTTCACCGCCGTCGCGGCGTTGGTGACGGTGAAGGTGTCGGTGGCCGGCGACACCACGGCGAGGATGCCAGTCAGGTTCGATTGGCTGAAGGTGGGGAGCGTCCCCCCGTACTTGCTCGTGACCACCACCGAGTCGGCCGCGCTGAAGCCATGCGCGGTCGCGGTGATCACGCCGGGGCTGGCCGCGCTCATCGTGGCCGGAAGCCACGAGAACGTCCCCAGGTAGTCCCAATTCAGCAGATGCCCGGCGGTCGGATCATCGAAGAGCCCGAAGGCGACGACGGTCCCCCAATCCGAGCCCGACGTGGGGAAGGTGACGATCGCCGAGCTGGTCAGGCTGGCGGGCGTGATCGAGGGCGCGGACCCAACCGACGCGGCGGCCGCGGCGAAGGCGCTGAACGTGATCATGTCGCCGTTGCCGACGCCGCCGCCGGCCGCGTTGGCCGAGAGGGTGACGGTGGTCCCGGTGGTGCTTAGGACCGTCGTCGCCGCCGGGATCGCCGCCGGCGTGGTGGCGTCGCGCACGGTCATCCCCGCCACGATCCACGCGGGGACCGACGCGAAGTGCAGGATGGCGTTGCCGCTGGCGGTGGTTCCGTTCGTGGCGAGCGAGCCGCCCACCTGGGGGCGCGCGTAGCCGGTCCCCGAGACTTCGGTCCCGCCGGTCCCCGCGTCGCTCGTGGGCGCGACGGTGAAGAGCCCGAGATAGACGGCCGGCAGCGCCGGGAAGGCGACGCCCCCGGCTTCCCAATTCAGCAGGTTCGCGGCGGCGTAGTCGGAGAGGCCCGGCATCGCCTCAGACGTGCCAAGCCGGGATATAATACTGCACGCCATCGACCATGACGGCGAGCCAGAGCTGCGGATTGCCGGTCTTCGGCGCGTTGGTGAGGGTGCCGGTCGCCGCGCCGGGCGTATTGGTCGAGCCGGTGATCACGAGCTGGCCGTTGCGGCCGCCGCCTGCGCCAGCCCCGAGTTGCAGGTTGAGGTCGCCGCCTTGCTCTGCGGTTCCGTGGCCGGCCCCGGTGAAGAGCGTAACGCTGCCGCCTGCAACGTTTCCGGAGCTGGCGTGGCCCGCGCCGATGATGATGTTCCCGCCACCCGTCGCGCCGCCACCCGCCTCGATATCGACGCCGCCGCCTGCGCCACTGGTTCCGTCGCCGCCGAAAATGGTGATGCTGCCGCCATCGGTCGCGCCGCCGCCCGCCTCGATATTGATGGCCCCGCCGCCCGCGGCTGAGCTGGCCCCCGCATCGATGCCGATCGCGCCGCCCGCGCCGCTCGTACCATCGCCGGCGATGACGTTCGCATCGCCGGTGGCCGGGGCCTGAAGCGTCACGTCGGCGCCCGAGAGCCCGATCACGCTGGCGGCCGCGTTCACCCCGTCGATGAGCTTGTTCAGGATGCCGTTAAGCTGCGGCCCCAGGTCGAGGCTATTGTTGACGTGAGCGAGCGGCATCGCGAGTCCCCCGGCTGGTCGGTGGCGGCGAAGCTAGCGCAACCGGCGGGCGCCGCAAAGGGCCGAACTTTTTCGGGTATCCGCTAAGTTCGATGTTGACAATGATCGAACTAACATGATATCCAGAATGTGCCGGTTGGGAAGCCGGCGACGTAGGAGAACCACCAACATGAACATCGAAGCGTTCTACGTGACCATGATCGACGGACCAGTCGGCGGCGCGAACACCCGCGTCGCATGGCTGGCGGGGCCGTTCGACACGAAGGAAGCGGCCGAGCCCTTTGTGTTCCCGGCCAGCGAGGCGGCCGCAGATATCGACGGCCGGAACTGGTTCTACGCCTTCGGCGTCACCCGGATCGAGCGTACCCAGGACGCGCTCGACGACCGCCCTTGGTTCAAAGGCCGCCTCAACGCTCAACTCGGATTGGAGGCTTGATGAACGCCCAGCAGCGCACCCGGCGCGACCGCGCCCTTTGGGACCAGAACATCAACACACTGTGGGGCGGCAGGCGGCCCGTGCTGAGCCCAGCGGACAGCCTCGCGGCGGCCCGCAAGCTGTGGCGCCACGCCACCGGGAAGGGCTGGAAAGGTGAGTGGAAGCTGACCAGCGGCCGGCGCGTCACCCGGCCGATCCGCGGGACCTTCTACGTGAACCCTGACCTACCTGGGGAGGGCGGCATCCGCGGGATCATTCACGCGATCAGCCACGTCGCCCACTACCGGCTTCACCCGAAGGACGCGCCGCACTCGATCCGCCAGATGCGGCTTGAGGCGCGACTGACCAAGTTCGCGATCAGTCGGGGGTGGCATGAGCCGAAGCTGGTCGAGCCCGTCGCGCCGCCGCCTGCGCCCGCCAAGCCCGACGTGGTGGCGCAGCGCTACCGCCGGATGGTCGCCCGGCGCGACAAGTGGGCGGCCGAGCTGGAGCGCGCCAAGCGCCTGCTGGAGAAGGCCGAGAAGGAAGTCCGCGCCTACGAGCGGCGCCACAAGGAAAGGATCGGAGCATGATGAAAGAGCTGGAGCCCGGCGAACGGGTCTATCACCGCGACGATCCGCGTGGGCCGCGGGGCGACGTGCATGAGGTTCGCGACCTGGGCGAGCGCGGGACGCGAGCTTATGTCTTCTGGCCCAACCGCGCCGCCGAGTGGATCGGTGTCGAGTACCTGACCAGGGCGCGCCCATGAAGCGCCTTCTGATCCTCGCGTGTTCGGCTACGAAGGACCCGGCGCCCGGCTACATGACGGCGCTGGAGCGCTATCGTGGCCCCCTTTGGTTGACGCTCAAGGCTGTGGACCCGAAGGGCGAGCTGGCGCGGGTAGCGGTGCTGTCCGCCCGCTACGGCTTCAATGAAGCGCGCTGGCTTCAGACGCAGCCCTACGACACCCGCCTCACCGCCGAGCTGGCCGAGCGCATGATCGACGGCGGGATCGGCAAGCGCTGGCCCGAGTACGGCAAGGGCAGCATGGGCGGGATGCACGCCGCGGCCGAAGCGCACTCGATGACCCTGACCCCGACGCTCGACGCCGAGCCCTTCGATGACGTCGCGCTGTGCGGCGGGGCGCTCTACCTCACGGTGATGCGCGCCTTCCTGGGCGAGTTCCGGCGCGCCGGGTACGTCATGGAGTCGGCTCGCACCACCACCATCAATGGGCCGATCGGAAAAATGCGCGCCGAGCTGCGAAAGTGGTTGACGGCCGATCCTATTTCCTGATATCCATTATCTGCGGCTTGGGAAGGCCGCGCCACGTAGGAACCACTCAGATGAACATCGAAGCGATCCTTGCCGAGTGCATCGCGGCCCACGACGCCGCAGCGCTCGCTCAGTGGGAGAAGGACGGCAAGCAGGACTGCGGGAGCTGCGGCGGCTACATGCTCGGCTACCGCGCGAACACCAAGTTCGCCAAGGCGCTGCTGGCCGCCGGCTACGGCTTCAAGTCCGATCAGGTCTACGTCGCCAAGCGGATGCCCAAAGGCATCCGGTCGCAGCACGACCAGATCGAAATCAAGGCGAAGCGGGCTTTCGAGGCCGCCGCCAGCGCTCACGGCATCAACCCTTCGAAGGCATGGAGCTACGTGGATTGATGGCGCAGCACGGAACCAAAGCCGGAATCCTCGCGGCCTACGAGGAAGAGCTGAAGCGCTACCCCTGGGCGGCCGACGCCGACAAGCTGGCGCGCTTCATGGAGGCGGCGCGAGAGACCCTGAACGGGGGCAACTCGATCGACCGCACGGGGCATAGCTGGCTGCGCGCCCTGGAACTTAACGGCATCTTCAGCGCCCACGATCGCGCGCTGAAGCGCCTGCACGCCCTACCAGAAGGAGACGGGAATTGAACCATTACGAAGCCAAGCAGGAGGCGCGCCGCGAGCGCCTTGAGGCGCGGGCCGAACGGCTCCAGCGCGAGGCCGCCGGCGCGTTCAAGCGCGCCGATCTGAGCGAGGCGGCGACCGGCATCCCCTTCGGTCAGCCGATCTTGGTCGGGCACCATAGCGAGCGCCGCCACCGCGCGGTCATCGCGCGGGCTCACGCGGCCATGGGTCGAGGCGTCGCGCTCTCGAAAGAGGCGGCGGCGGTCGAGGCCAGAGCGGCGGGTGTCGGCCTGGGCGGGATCAGCAGCGACGACCCGGACGCGGTCTCGAAGCTGAAGGCCGAGCTAGCCGAGCACGAAGCCAAGCACGCCCAGGAGTTGGCGATCAACGCGGCGATCAAGAAGAACTGGAGCGCGGGCCACGAGGCCCAGGTCGCGGCCATCGTCGCCCTCGGCTACAGCGAGGACTTGGCCGAGAAGCTTCTGGTCCCGCCCTACCCCAGACTACCGCGTCTGGTCGGGATACCGGCTTACCGGTTCTCCAACCGCTCGGCCAACATGCGCCGGATCAAGAAGCGGATCGCGCACCTGGAGCGCATCGAGGCCGAGCGCGCGCCGCTGATCGAGGCGGGGATCGACAAGATCGAGCGCGAGGGGGCCGGCGGGCTGGTGGTGGTCGAGAACATCGAAGCCAACCGCCTCCAGCTCAAGTTCCCCGGCAAGCCCGCGCCGGCGATCATCGCGGCCCTGAAGGCAAGCGGCTTCCGCTGGGCGCCCTCGGAAGGCGCATGGCAGCGTCACCTGGGGCGCAACACGACGTGGGCCGCCGAGCGGATCGAAGGCTTGCTCGCCGCCACCTGTGATGCGTGACCGACACGGGATGCAGGAAGTCAAACGGATGCTGCGGAGCATGGGCGTTCGGCCACGCGGGTTCACGGTGACTGAGATCAGGCGACTCATGCGCGACGCCCTTTCCGTGGTCGATGATCCAGACCCCAACCAGGACCCGCACGCGGTGCTTTGTCTCGTGATCCTTCAGCTTTTGGAGAGTCCCCTGACTTGACGCCGTTCCCTGATATCTGATATCCATCAACCAGCGGCCGGGAAGCCGCACAACGTAGGAGACGAGACAGATGACCGATGACTTGCAGATGAAGCCCGCGGGCGCGCAGCCCTGCGATGAATGTCCGTGGCGGCGCAAGCACCCGCCGGGCTGGCTGGGCGGCTTCCCGGCCGTCGAGTTCGTGGCGATGGTGCAGCTCGATATCCCGATCGCCTGCCACAAGACGTGCGGCGGGACCGGGAAAGCGAGCCTCTGCACCGGCGCGCTCCAGCACTACAAAAACCGGATCAAGAGCCCGCGCCGCGCCGACCTGTCGGCCGCCGTCGAGCTGGCCAGCGAGAACCCCGACGTGTTCGATTGGCCGCGCGAGTTCTTAGAGCATCACGCATCGCGCGGAGTGGCGAAGCCCGACAACTCGCACTTCAACGATGAGGATCGCGAAGCGCTCGGAGCGTTCCTCGATCCGGCCATGTATCTGCCGCGCGACGCCGCCCAGGCGAAGGCGGCGGACGAATGGCAGGCGCGAGCTAAGGCTCGGAGGGCGGTCGCATGATCGTCTACGTCAGCGACGACACCGGGGCGACCTACCAAGTCCGCTTTGAGGGGACGAAGACGCTCCGGGAGCTCGCGGTGCAGCGCGGCGATCCTCACTCTGCCCGCCATCATCCGCCGCTCGATCTGTCGGGCGCCAAGGCCCGGCAGATGATCGCCAAAGCGCGGCTCCAGGTCGCGACAAAAGGGAGCAACCTGTGACCGCCAAGCCCGACGCGGCCGAGCTGTACGCCCAGCTCGCCGCGGCCAACCCACCGAAGCGCATGGGACGCCCGCCGCGGGCCGTGAAGCGGGTTCAGATCGCGCTGCGGCTGGAGCCCGACATGGCGGCGGCGATAGACGCCCAGCCCGGCGAGACGCGCCACGGCAAGATCGTGGAGTTGATCGGCCGCGGGCTGCGCGAGCTGAATGAAGGAGCCGACCGATGACTCCCCGCTGGCCCAACCGGAACGCCGATTGGCGTGAGCGCCTAATGCGCGAGGCGGACGAAGCGCCCCGCGACGAAGACGGCAACCGCCTCGACGGCGATGATGAGCCGGAAGACGAACTTGAAGAAGGAGACTAACCCGCTTAGGTAGCCAACATGGCAGACAAACAGAAACCCGCCGATTGGCGCGACGGTCCCCACGGGCCGGCGGCGCAGGATCGGATGGACGACTTCGAACGGGCGGTCATGCGCGGCGAGGTTCCGCTGGTCGGAACGCCTCTCGCCAAGGATGACCCGCGGTTCGCAGAGAACAAGGGCAAGAAGCCCTAGGGCGCTTGCCGCCCCTTCGCGAGCTGGCCGTGGCGATAGCCCGCCGGCGAGCCGATCACGTCTTTGATCGCTTCCTCGCCCGGCGCGGTGTTCCCGTCCACCTGGGCCGCGCCCAGCTCTAGGCGACTATCCTGCCGCAGGGCCGCATAGGCTTTCTGCGGCGCTTCTTCGTTCACGATGCTCCCGAAGTAGCCGGGATCGATCAGCCGGCCGGTCTTCACGAACCGCCTCGCCATGCGCTGCGCGGCGTTGTCGGCCGAGACGTCCAGATTGACGATGCCGACCTTGTAGCCCTTGGCGCGGTAGTCATCGATCTTCTTGCTGATCTTCTCCGCGCTGTCCCCCACCATCGGATAGATGATGTTCGCGCCCTCATCGGTCAGGCGCCCCCCGACGTAGCCGGTGAGCGTTGACGACTCTTCGTGGACGTAGCTGGAGTCGAGGCCGCCGTTGAACTCGGGGATGACCTTCTTCGCGTCGTCGGGGTCGAGGATCGCCGCGCCGTTCCGCTCGGCGAGGATTTCGGCGATCGTGGACTTGCCGGCCGCCGGCGGCCCGGTGACGAACAGCACTTCACGATTCCGTCGCACGCCACCGGCCCCCGCGTAGCTCAGCGCCTTGTCCACCAGATGATCGATGATTTCGGGGTGGCTGGCCTCCGATCCGTCCGGCGCGACGTAGGTGCGCGATCCCAGGAACTTCGCGATCGCCTGGGGCGAGCCGTGATGCTCGATCGGCATCGACGCGCCCTCGCGCCGCTTTCCGGCCGCGGGGGCGAGCGCGGCGAGGATCGACTTGTGATCCTTGCTGCCGATCGCATCGTGCAGACGCTTGAGCCCCGCCTCGCCGAGCGTCTTGGCGACTTCGGGATGGACGTTGGCCGGGGGCGGCGCGCTCGGCTCTTTGATCCCCAGCGCCGCGCGCCCCTTCTCGGTCAGGTGCGCGGTGCCAATTCCATGTTCGTTGAAGGTGTGATGGATCAGCCCCCCCTCCGTAAGGCGCTCGCGCACATGACCGACGTTGCCCGGCTGCTGACCGGCAGCGACCCTTTCAAGCGCGACGCGCTGCGGCTTGGTCAGCTTGGCCGGGTTAGCCCCAGCCCGTCGCCTCTCGACCGCGCCACCGCCACCGCCACCACCGCCGCCCTCGCTGAACTTGCCGTCATTGTCGCGCGGGTGGTCGGACTCGCGGAACTCGGCGTCGAGCGCATGGTCGCCGGCGCGCTCGACGGCCGCAGGCTCGGCAGTCCTCGCCGGGTTGCCGCTCGCCTTCGCCCCAGCGCCGGGGATATCCGGCGCGCCCTCTTCGCCCTCGCCCATGTCGGGCGGATCGGGCATGTCATCGACGTCGAGCCCCTGGTAGGGCGAATCCGGCGCGCTCGCGATGCGCTTGCGCTCTTCTTCGGTCGCCAGCGCCCCCGACTCGATCAGCACCGCGCCGGTGTCCGCGTCGGTCTTGCGCACCGCGGCCTTGCCGGCTTCGTCCAGCTCCCACAGCGGAACCCACTCATAGACGATATCGGGGTCAACCTCGCCCCACTCATTGAGCTGAAGCACGTCCATGACATGCTTCAGGTTCGGCCCCATGAACTTCTCCTGGGTCGCCTTCACCCGGTCGTAGAAGACCCGAACCTCGCCATCCGATGAGGCGTTCAGCCCGCTCGGCGTGATTCCCAGCAGCTTGACCAGCGGGATGCCGCTGACGCTCGCCATCTGTTCCTGCGACTGCGCCTGAAGCGCGTCGAGGCCGCTCAGCGGTGCGCTGACGTTGGCGAACTCTTCGGTCGCCTTGTTGATGATCTGGAGCCCGCGGTTGTCGCGGAAGAGGGCGGCCGCCTGGGCGCGGCGCAACAGCTTGTTCATGCCCTCCGCGTCGAGCGTCGCGCCCATGTCGGTCGAGAGGATCATCACGCTGAAGCTGTGGATCAGGTCGCTGACCGACTGCCGGGTGCGCAGCCAGTTCTGCACGTAGGGCATCGCCATCTGGCTGAGGCTGAGCCCGCCGAAGGCGTAGGCCGGCTTCAGCAGATCGGGCATCGGGCGGCCGATGAAGGTCAGCAGGCGCGAGGCGTGGACGCGGCGCTGCATCACCGCCCAGCTCACGGGGACGTAGAAGTTCTCGGCCAGCGGGTCCGATGAATTGTAGTCGAGCGGATAGCTCCACATGGGCTCGACCACGCGGAAGCCCTTGAGCGAGCCCTTGGCGATCTTCTCGGGCGTCAGCATGAGCGGCGTCGCCAGCTCGGCTGCGTCGCTGCTCTTCCCCACGTCGATGTAGAGCTGCGATCGGCCCATGAAGCCGTCCAGCTCGGCCGCCTTGTGGAAGCGCTCGCGCACGCGGAAGCGCTCGATCGCCCCGTTCAGGTCATCGACCTTCTGCGTCTTGTCCTCGCCGTCGCTGATCGATGAGACCCTGATCCACTTACGGGTCAGCTCTTCGGCGATCGTCTCGCTGATCTTCCGGTACTCGGGGCGCTGCGATAGCTCGGCGAGGAACGGGTAGCCCAGGAAGCCGATGCCCTGGGTGAGCTGCGCGCCGCCGATCTGGAGCGCGTGGGCGCCCACGGCGTTGTCCCAATCCTGGGCGATCGCAATCGCTTCGTCCATCGCCAGCGTGGCGTCGCCGCCCTTGGCCGCATCGACGCCGGCCGCGCCGAAGCCTGGGGGCGGCTGGTAGGCCCTGAAGATATCCTTCGGGTTCATCCGCGGGACGTGGCTGTAGGGGACCAGCTCGGCGCTGGCCCCGAGCCCGCCGGCGAGCGCGTCCATGCCGGTTAGCGTCCACTCGGGGCCGCGCGCCGGCTGCGACCAGCGGGCGCTTGCGACCACTCGGTAGGGCTGGGCGAACGTGCCGGCGTCGTCAGCCATCAGATTTTCGCCAGCGCGTCGTCGGTGATGACGATCGGCAGGGCGTCGTCTTCAGCGAACTCCATCATCGCCCCGTCCGCCAGATTCGGGGACTTCGCCCCATCCGGCTTCTTGTCTACCACCACTTTGCCGGCGACGTTAATCGTGAAGGTTGGCTGGGACAGCTCGGCTACGAGCTGCAAGTGCGCCGGCCCCGCCTCGCTGCTGATGCTGATCAGCGCGTTGATATCGACCGGCCGGCGCTGGTCGGGCGGCAGCTTCAGGTCTTCGATCGCCCGGTAGGTCGCCTGGAACCGCTGGCGCAGCCGCCACCAATCCTGCGCCTTGCGGTTCATGAAGAAGTCTTCGTTCAGCCGGCCCTTCACGTCCTCGCGCTCGGGATGGATCACGCCGGCCGATCCGCGGTAGGCCAGCACTTCTACCTTGCGGCCGCCGCTCGCCACGCGCCGCTCATTGATCACCCGAGCGTCGCCGCGGCAGGCTGAGCCGATCCCGTCCGCGTCGTACTTGAACCCCTCCAGCCCCAGCGTGTCGGCCAGGAAGAAGGCGCGTTCGGTGGTCGCGAAGGTGTCGGACCCCTTGCCGGACCAGCTCTCGATGTGGTCGATGATCACCCCGCGCCGGGCGATGAAGGCGTTGCGGTCGGCCCCCTCGTCGGCGACGTCGAGCGAGCCGCGCCGGCGGCCGTGGCCTAGCAGCTCAAGCTTCAGGTGCGCGTCGATCGCCGCGCGGACCCACACGCCCGGGATCAGCACGCGCTCGACGGCGGCCGTGTAGTCGCGATCAACCTCCTGGGCCAGCACGACGGGATCGAGCTCGTCCTGCTGCTTCAGATACCAAGCGTCATCCTTCCGCGGATCGTCGCGCCAATCGAAGATGAAGACCTTGATCTTGCCGCCCCAGCGCCGGGCCGCGAAGGCGTTCGCCATGCCGTTGACGCTCGACAGGTCGATGCGGCAGTTCGTCGTCTGGCTGAGCGACGCCTCGATGAGCTGGGGGCGCACGACGTGCGCGGCTTCGTCCACGAAGTAGATAGCCGTGCGGTCGCCGCGGCCGATGTTGTCGCCGGCTTCCCCGGTCATCGTGGCCCCCGTTAGGGGGAAGGCGAGGCGCATGTGCGCCGCGTGGCGCCGGCGGTCCCATCCTCCCCGGAACTCGCGGGGCAGGTAGTGGACGAACTGGCGGGCTTTCCAGAAGAGGGACTTCGGGTTGTCGGTCCCATCGACATACTCTTCCTTCCGCGAGCCGAAGCCGATCGCCATCCCTGGGATATGCAGGCACAGCGTCGCGGCGAAGGCGACGGTCAGCCAGCTCATCCCCATGTCGCGGCTCTTCTCGACAAGGCCGGGCTCGCGGCCGCGCCAGCGCTCCATCACGAAGTCCACGAACTCGCGCTGCCTGGGGAACAACAGGAAGGGGATCACCGCCGGCAGGTCGCGCTCCAGGTTGCGCGGATCGACGGTCACGCCCCAATCGTTGATGAAGTCGGCCGGGTGGTCGCGGTAGTAGCGGCGCAGCGTCGGCAGGACGGTGGGCTCTAGGCCCTCTTCGATTTCGCGCGCCATCTCGCCGCGCAGCCATTGCAGGCGGCGGGTGCGGCGGTCGAACACGTCAACGTAGTCGGGGTTCTTCCAATCGAAGGCGACGGGAAGACCGGAGCCGTCAGCCATCAGAGACCGGCCGCGCGCTCGATCGCCGCCGCCTTCATGCGCCGCCAGACGCCGCGCAACATGCGGTCGGCGGCTCGGGTCTGTGGCAGGTAGTGAAGAGCGGTCATGTCCATCTGGCCGCGGCGACGGTAGCGCTGCACCAAGCGGGCGCGAAGCGACTTAAGCGACCCGGGGACGAGTCGCCAATGCTCGGCGCATATCCACTCGCCATCCCAGGGGCGGGTATAGCGCCGCGTCCGGTGCGCGCAGCCGGGGACACAGCAGATCGTCCAAGGATTCACGGCGCATGTCGCGGCCACGGCCAGCTCGGGCAGAACATCGCCAGCAGCAGCCAGATCATGCCCTCGCCTTCGCGGCCAGCCGTTCGCGCTCCCACACATGGGCCGGAACGAAGTCGGGCAGGGTCCGCCCGTCAAGGTGATCGAGTTCGTGCTGGTAGGCGTGCGCCTCGCGGCCCCACAGCTCGCGCTCGATCGGCGCGCCGGTCATCGACGTGAAGCGGACCCGCACGCCTTCGCTGCGCCACACGTTGATGAACACGCCGGGGTAGCTCAGACAGCCCTCGCTGACCTTCTTGCGCGCACCCATGCGGACGCCGATCGAGGGGTTGAAGCACACCAGCCCCGCCGCTGGGCCGAGCGCGATGCAGAAGACCCGGCGCATGACGCCGATCTGCGGCGCGGCCAGCCCGCCGCCGCCGGCCTTGCGCATGGTCAGGTTCAGCAGCTCGGCCAGCTCGCGGCGCTCGCCCAGCTCGTTCGCCGAGCCGTCCATGCCGCCACCGAAGACCCACGGCTTGCACCGCTCGCGCAGGCGCGGGTCGCCGTCCTTCAGGATGATCGCGGCGGCCGCCTCTCCGGGGGTCATCATGCGCTCAGTCGTCATTCGAAAACGATCCCCAGCACGTCGAGCCGGGCGTTGACGTCGCTCAGCATGGCGTTGATCAAGCGCCGGCCGGTACGCGGCGAGGCCCGGCCCTTGCAGTCGTATTCAGCGATTTCGGTCTGACCGATATCGATCTGCACTTTGCCGGACCCAGCCACGTTATCTCGGATCGAGACGAGCCCCGCCTTGAGCTGGTCGCGCAACCTCAGCAGCTCCGCGCCTTCCATCACTTCGTCAGCCAGCATGATCAGCTTCCCTCGATCATTCGCAGGTACAGGCGACTCGCCTCTTGAGGATCGTCAGACGTGACATTGCGCATGGCTTCGTCCGATGATCCAGGGGGTGCGCCGCCGGCCGCGTCCTTCAGCATCCCGAGCTTGCGGGCGATCAGCTCCAGCGCCTTCTCGCGGCTGTGCATCTTCACCACCACGTCGCCGTTCTTGATATCGACGCCTTCATAGACGGCGCGGGCCGCCGGGCTCAGCTTGCGGGTGTCCTTCACAATCAGCTTGGTCTGACCGTCGCCGAAGCACTCGGTGCAGCTCGGATTGATCGGCCGGCGCGCGTCGTAGCCCACGCCGCCCAACTCGGGGAACTCGGGCAAGGTGAGCGGCTGACCTTCCTTCGCCCTCGCTGCGATCTGCTTGATCAGGGACTCGTGCTTCCGCCAGCGAGCCGAACGCTGGCCGGGCGTCTCCTGGGGATCGTCGTTCGGGCTCCAGCACCAGGGGCAGCAGACGCGCCGCACTTCGGCGATTTCGTTGCGGTCTACGGTGACGATCTGCGCCCACATGCGGGTCAGGTCGCGCGCCTCCAACTCCATCGTGTCCTTCATCGCGAGCGCCCGGCGCGCAATCTCAGACTGCACCTCCACTTTCCTTAACAGCCGGCTGGCGATGGTCGCGGCGCTGGTTTCCCTGATCGATGGCTTCACGGTCAGCATGGCGCGCGTCCCGTTGAAGTCGGTCAGGTAGGCGTCAACGAACGCGGACTCTCGCTGGGTCAGGGCCATGTGGCGAAGCTAGAGCGCGGGCCGTTCGGGCTCAACCCCGAGCGCCACCCGACACTCCCGCGCCATCGCAAGATTGGCGTCGGCCTTGAAGTTCCCGTCTTCGGTCCCCTTGGCGCGCTCCAGCTCGGCGTAGTGTTCGAACTGGCCGGCGCAGCGCGTCAGGGCTACGGCCATGCGCGCTATAGCGGCCGGGACCTCGACGCGGGGCGCGCCGGTGTTCAGCTCGGTGTAGTCCGCAGCCGCTTCAGACGCGCGACGGAAGGCTTCATCGAGCGCTGCGGCCGGGCGGGGCGCGAAGCGATCAGGCTCGAGTCCCGCGTTGGTCATCCGCGTCGCCTGGGCTTGGCTTTCCATCGGCATCGGGATCGGCAGGCATGCGGCCAGCAGCGCCCACAGGGCGCGAACGTCGTCGCCGTCCACCGCCTCATCGAACTCGACCAGTAGCGTGCGAGCCCGCGTCGGTAGCCGCTCGACGCACAGCGGCAGCGGCAAGTGGTAGTGGCCGAAGACCGCGCCATTCTCGGCGACGCCAGCGGGCGCTGGGTCCATGCCGGCTGGCGGTGCAGGATCGGGAGCGGGTCCAAGCGCCTGCGCTCGGCGCGCTTCGTGGCCCCCGTCCGCCTTCAGGTGCGCGGGTGTCTGCGCCTCCTTCAGGTCTTCGACCAGCAGCCCTAGGGCGTAGTCGGCTTGGGCGTGCGGCCCGATCCGCTGGCGCACCGAGACGAGCGCTCGGATGATCGTGGCGATGGTGGTCTGGTCGCTCATTGGAGGTTCCCTAGGTTGATGGCGTGCTGGAGGGCTGAGGCGATGAAGGCGGCGCGCTCGCGCTGGCGCTCCATCTTGCGCTGCTGGTTGACCGCCTGGGTCACGGTCTCGACGTGATCGGGCGCGACGCAGAGCGTGAAGTTGCAAAGGTGGTCTTCGTGATGACCGGGGACGTGGCCCTTGCCGAACATCACCGCGGCGACAATGTGGGCGCGCCGGGTGCGGCCATCGATCCAGAAGGACCCGTACCAGGTCTTGTTGCCCTTCCCGCGCGATCGACCGCCGATCCAAATCCAGCAGCCGCACGGGTGCTTCATCACGTAGGACATGAAGCGGCGCTTGTCGTCTTCGGTGAACCTGAAGGTCATAGGCTCAGCCCCCCCTCTTCGATCTGGTCGCCCCATGCCGTCCAGCCGGCCCGGCGCTGGCGAGCGAACAGCTCCAGCCTGGGGCCGGCGACCATCGCCTCGATCCGGTCATACAGCTCGGGCGGCTTCTCGCTGTGGGCGCCGCGCATGGCGTAGATGATCTGTTCGACGCCGCCGCTGAGCCGCTTCGGGTGGCCGCGGGTGAACAGCCACACTTGCTCGCCTTGCTTGCGCGACCAGTGGCCGAGCCCTGGGACCGGCCAGCCGCCTCGGCGGGTCTTCACCCACCAATGAACGTCGGTCTTGAACTTGAAGCCCCAGGCAGCGCCCAGCTCCAGCGTTTGCGCAAGGTGCGGGCCGAACGTCCAGACGTAGAGCGCGCAGTCGCGAGCTGCGACGTCGGCGACGGGCAGGCGCTTCAGATCGGCGAGGCTCACGGACTCGTAGAGCCGATCGGGCCGGCGGCTCGGGATCGTCGGGCCGCTGTAGGACATGAAGCGCCACGGCGGATCGGCGAGGATCACGCCGAAGGGTCCGGCCGGGAGCGGCGCGAAGGCGTGGGGCTCGATCGCTTCGGCCGCGCTCATTCGGGCATCCTCTTGGTCTTCATCGTGGCGGCGAGCGCGCGCAGCTCGGCCTGCATCGTCGCCTTCTCTTCAGGCGTCATCGCCGCCTCAGCGGCTTCCGCCTGGGCGCGACGCGGATCGCCCACCGGCAGCGAATCCGCGCTCGCGCCCTGAAGGGGAATAACGTTGTCCGAAGGACCGTTATTCCCTTCAGGTGATGGTGATGGTGATGTGCAGGGTTTAAGCACACCTTCAAGCAGCGCTTGAGTGGTGCTTGAAGCAGCCTTTTTCGCCGCCTTGGCCCGGCCGCCCTTGGCCGCGCGCTCGACGTAAGCCCTCTTTCTGGAGACCGCATCGACCAGCTCGCGCTCGACGCGCTTGTGGGTCCAGACGCCCAGGGCGATCACGAAGAAGACGGTCAGCGCCGGGCGCATCGAGCGCCAGCGGGTCGGCGAGACACCGACGATCCGGGCCAAGCGGTGATCGTCGTCAGGCGGCGCGCCACGGCGCCAGTAGTGGCGGACGAGTCGCCAGTAAGCGCCGTCTTCCTCGCATGTCAGGTCCGCGGTGTCGGCGTCCCAATCGCCGACGAAAACGGGCATCCACGCTTTGACGTCTTCCGGTCCCGCCACCCCCTCACGCGCGGGGGCGAGGGTGGGGGAGACCGTTCAGCTCACAGTGTCGGCGGATGCCGTTGAGGATGGTGGTGTGGTCGCGGCCGCCCAGGCGCGCGCCGATCTGCGGAAGGCTGAACGTGGTCAGCCGCGCCAGATCGTAGCAGGCTTCGAACCTGGGACGGGTGTGCGGCCAGATGAGGCTTTGACCCGTCAGGTCGGCGACGGTGATCCGGTGCTTGTCGGCAACCGCCTGGATTATCTGCCGCCAGCCGATCGGAACGATCCGAGCCTGTGGAGGGTTGAGCCCCCAACCCAAGCTGTAGTTGGCGGACTCGATCTGAACCGCTAAATGTAGGTCTTCCATCTGCGCTGACGCCCTTTCCCCGGTAGAAGCGCTGATCCCGAGCCCCGCGGCGCTTGCGACGTCGCGGGGCTCTTCACATTACGGCCACGTTTCGCGCCGTCTAGGCCCCGGCGCTCAAGTTCTTGTGGACCCGCCGCGGCTGGTATCCTTCCGCCCGCGTGCGGTAGGCGTGAAGGCGGTTTCTTGACACACCGAACCACCGGGCGATCTGGTCGAGCCCATAGCGGGGCTTGCCGTCCACGGTCAGCTCGGCCACCGCCTGCATGGCGATCGAGCGGGCGCGGACCTCGCCGGCGACCCGGCGGTGCGGCTTCAGCACGGTCGCGGGCTCGACCTCGCACCGCTGGGCGACGCGCTCGATCACGCGCCGGACGGTCTCGGGGATTTCGGTCATACGCCGCACATTCCTTCGCACTCGCCATCGAATAGGCTCATCTGTCCCTCGTTCGGGTCTTCGATCGGCGCTTCAGCGAGCGGCTTCAGCGAGCGATGCATGAACTGGTTCTCGCGCCAGCCCTTGCGCGGTCCCTCCGCACGAATCCCCGCGTCGATCGCAATCGCATCGGACCAGCTCTCAGGGTCGGACTCGCGCATGTCGCGCCACATCGCATCGGTGTGAAAGGGACAGCCGATGCAAGCGCTCTTCGGCGGCGTCGGATATTGACGCTCATCTATCCAGCGCAGGCAGTCCGCCCGCGTCATCCGCGCCTCGATCAGCGGCCATCGGTGCTTGATAAAGGCGCGGCGATTATCCTTCATGCGCTGGATTTCATCGAGCGAGATTCCTAGCCATTGCTCGATGACCGGAGTCTTGGGTCCGCGCTGCCGCGGCGCCAGCCCGATCAGCTCACGGAGCTTCTTCTCGATCGGCTCAACCTTGAACTCGCGCGTGCATTGCCGCCGCCCCATCCCGCCGCGCTCGGCGAAGAAGGGAACGGACGCGAATCGCGTCCGTTCCCCGCCGGAACGGGTCAGGGTCTCACGCAGCGATCCCTTGGTGACGCGGTAGACCGGGAACGGCAGTTGCGCCTCCAGCCACGCCAGCCAGTCGTAGACGCCCTGCGGCTCCCATTGCGTGTCGGCGAAGATCGCGCAGTCGGGCATCGGGCCGACCTCGCCGCGCGCCGCCATGAGCGCCAGCGTTGAAGACTGCACGCCGGCCCCCAGGCTCAGCACGCGCAGCCTTGCGCCCTCCAGGGGTTCGCTCACGCCCGGCCATATCATCGCTTCAGGATCACTCCGCTCGGCAGAATCGTGGCGTGCAGCGTAACGCCCCAGGCGCGCAATGCGCGCTCGACGTCTTCGACGGTGCGGGCTTCAGCCCACGGCCAGCCCACGGCGGCCATGTCGCGGCCGAAGGTCTCTTGCTCGCCGGTCAGCGTGTTCTTGCCGGCCTTCAGCTCGATCGTCCCGAAGTTCGGGAACTGGCCGAGCGAGCCCGAGCGCCAGATGAAATGCAGATCGTGGACGCCGGGGCTCAGCCCCATCGCCTTGAAGCGGCCCGCCTGGGCTTTCGATAGGTTTCCGCCGTTGGGGCAGAACCACACCCGGTCAGGCTTCTTCAGCGCCAACCGGCAGAACTCGATCACGTTCATCTGAAGCCGGTCTTCCGGCCGAGTGTAGGTCCCGCGCCGAGCTGGCGCGGGCGAGAAGGCGCGTGCTGCGCTCATCCGAAGAGGCTCAGTTGGCCGTCATCGTCGCGGCCGACCTCGCGAAAGAGGTAGCGCGAACGTAGCCCGGTCGCGTCCAGATGATCCGCAAGCGAGGAGCCGCCCGGCAGATGCGCCAGCCCGATCCAGTACGCGAGCGCGAACGGTATCTTGGCGATCTTGGCGCTGGCGGCTTTGCGGGCTGGGGACTTGCTGGACTTCATCGCCATGCGATCCGGGTCGCCCGAGTCGTTGAACCATCCCTTGGCTGCGGCTTTCTGGCCCCCCTGCCGCGTCGGACAGTCTGGGTCGCGGAAGCCGGGGAGCTTGCGGCCTTCGCCGATCGCCTCACCGCGGGCCGGATTGTTCGACACTACCTTGCTGTGCGACTGCGCGAACCAACTACCGCCTTCGTCTCGTTTCGGGTCTCGCCGGTCATGGTTCGTCTTTCGCTGGGTAACGATCGGCATCAGCGGCGCGACGTCGCCCCAAAGGTAGTAGGACCCGAAGTTGGCGCGCGAGCGGCCGACCCAGGGTATCGCGCCGCGCACGTTCTCGACCACAATCGGGATCGGACGTCCCGCCGCCTCGCTTGCCTCTTGGCGGATGCGGAACTGCGCGTGAAAGAGCGCCATGCCGAGTTCGGGAGGCCCGAGCGCCTTTGCCCGCTTCCACGGCATCGCGCGATAGCTGAACTCCTGGCAGGGCGACGATCCGACGATGAGTTGCGCGTCCTTGAGTTGCGCGCCGTGCAGCGTCAGCACGTCTTGGATCACCAGCCAGAAATGCTTGGGCTTAGGCTCGCCGAGCAGCTTGCTCATGTCCTCAAGGTCGAAACCGATCACGTCCCAGCCGGCCGCGATCAGTCCTTCGGCCCAGCCGTGCAGGCCGGTGAACAGGTCGATCGCGAGGGGGCGTTCAGACATGCGGGCGGCCGCGCCCCGTAGGAGAAGCGCGGCCGCTTGGTCGCTGGACAAGACCGTCACCATAGACCGCCAAGAGACGGCGAGTGGCGCCGGCCGGGAAGAGCCCGGCGACCCGAGTCGGGAGATAGCATCGCGGCGGGGGCGTCTGCAACATGCCCCTCTCATGCGCCGTGGAATCGTCCACCGTCAAGCCATGTCACGCCTGTTGACACGCCGGGGCGGCTCGGCGCACAGATCGGGAGTCGGCGGGAAGCCGGCGCGAGGTAGGGAAAACATGATGAGCGCACCGCGCACCGAAATCACGGTTTGGGTCGGCGACGATCCCGCCAGCCTGAACTTCAGCGTTCCAGCCCCCGGCTTTTCGTTCCTGACGATCGGCGGGCTGAGCTGCCTGCTGGTCGGCTTCAGCGGCGAGGCGCGGCTGACCATGCTGGAGCGCCTGCGCGACGCCTGCGCCGCGCATATCGCCGAAGTGAAGGCGGCCACGCCGCCGGCGCTGGTGGGTTGAGCGATGGTCCGCGGCCCCCAACCGATCGACTTCCGCACGGCCGATGAGGCCGAGTGCTACGTCGAGTTCGACATGATCATGGCCGAGCCCGATGGTCCCGAGCGCGACGCGAACCTGCTGAGTTGGGCGAAGTATTGGGCGCCCGCGCTGCTGAACCGCATCCGTCCGATCCGCGCGCCGATCGGCTGACCAGATGAAGTTCACCATCGAGCAAAAGAGCGCGGCCGCCGCGATGACGGCGCTGCACGGGACGGTTCTCAGCCGGACCACGATCCCCATCCTCCAGAACGTGCTGATCACCGCCCGCGACGGGCTCTTGAGCCTGACGGTCACGGACCTTGACCAGTGCGTCACCTTCGCCGTCGCCGACGCGCAGATCGCCGTCGAGGGCGCGACCACCGTCGCGTTCGGCAAGCTGCGCGATATCGTGGGCGTCAGCCCCCAGGGCGGCGAACTCGCCTTCAGCAAGGCCGACACGCGACTCAGCGTCATGTGCGGCGGCTCGCGCTACGCGCTGCCCCAGCTCCCGGCCAGCGACTTCCCGGTGCTGAGCGCCGAAGCCACCGCCGCCAGCTTCACGATCGAGGCGCGGGTGCTGCATCGCCTGCTGGTCGCCGGCGGGTTCGCCGCGGCGTCCGACAAGGATGCGCGCGGCTACCTGCGCAGCGTCTATCTGCACACCCCGACGCCCGACACGATCCGCGTCGTCTCGACGGACGGCTTTCGCCTTACCTACTGCGAGGCGGCCGCTCCAGAGGGGTTCGCGTGGGAACGTGGCACGATGCTATCCCCGGCGTCGGCCGCCACCATCGAGCGCCTGCTGAGCAACGTAGCCCCTGATGCCGAAGTGAGCGTCGAGCTGGCCCCTGAGCGGGCTGTCCTGGGGATAGGGCAGGCAACCTTGGTGACGAAGGTCATAGACGGCTCTTACCCGGCCTACGACCGGGTAATCCCGCGCGAGTTCGTCGCCGAACTGACGATGGACGTCGATCTGCTGGATACCGCCGTCAGGCGCGCGCAGATCATGGGCGACGCCCGAACCGGCCGCGTGGCGATGGCGGTCGAGCCGGGAACCCTGCGCTTCCGGGCCGCCAACATGGACGGCGGCGAGGCGATCGATGACGTGGCGATCGACTACGACGGCGAGGCGATCGGGCTCGGCGTCAACGCTCAGTGGTTCCGCGAGCTGCTGAGCTATGTCACCACCGAGTCGGTGATCCTGCGCTTCGCCGACTTCGGCGGCGCGACCGCACGCGAGACATTAGCCGTGACATTCTGCGCGACGTCTGATAACCCGGATTGGTACGGATTGTTGGCGCCCCGAGCGAACTGAGGGGCGCGCTGCTGCTGGGGAGCCGCTGAAATGATCGCCTACCGCTGCGACGGCAAGGACTGCGACACCGAGGCCCACGACCGGCTCCCTGCCGATTGGGTGTCGATCACCCCTCGGCGCGGGGCCGGCGAAGACAAGGCGGTCATCGGTCCCGGCACGCTGCACTTCTGCGCCCGATGCTGGCGGCGACTCTGCGCGCTGATCCGCACGGGAGGCGCGACATGACCACCTACCGATCGAGCGATGGGCGCGAGCATGTCATATCTGACATGGCGAACGGCCACCTTCACAATGCCCTCGCGCGACTGTTCGATGACGCCCGCGGCCGCGGCGAGGATTACCGGCGCGAAGAGCGCGAGGCGCTGCTGGCCGAAGTGGCCCGCCGGGCCGAAGCCGAAGACGTCACGCTGCTGTCAGATGACGAGCTGGTGGCGCGTTATCGTCGGTACGACCAAGCCCCGTGGAAGGGCGCGCTCGACAAGGCGTTCGCCGCCATCCGCAGCGAGGCCGCCCGGCGGGACGCGGCGCGGGGAGACGTCGGGACATGATCACGGACGATGACCGCCGCGCGCTTAACCACCTGTTGAGGGTTGACCCCGAAGAGTGGGCGCTCTGCCCGCCATGCTTCAGCCCGAACGAAGCCTGCCGCGCCCAGGAGACCCGCGGGCTCATCGAGCTGCGCGCGACCACGATCAACGGGCAACCGCGCACCATGATGAAGCTGACCGCCTTCGGGCGCATCTGCCTCAGAGACAAGATTAGCTGAAAGGGAAGATCAGCCATGACCTACGACGTTGACAATCCTGGGCTCGGGCACAACGCCCCGCCTCTCGCGGACCAGCTCGCCATCGCCTACTCGGTGACGCAGCTCGCCGAAGACCACGCGCCGCTCGCCGGCCAAGTCGCCGCACTGGTGGCGCAGGCGGCCGGGATCGTCGCCGTCGATAACCCCGACGACAATCAGGTTGCCGCCGCCGCGGTGATCGCGCTGCGCGATCTGACCAAGATCGTTGACGACACGCACGATGACGTCAAAGCGCCGGTGCTGAACGCCGGCCGGAACGTCGATGCGTTCTTCAGCGGGCTGAACACCAGCACCGGCCCGCGCTTCGGGCCGCTCACCGGCCACAAGCGCCGGATCGAGGCGCTGATCAGCGGCTACGGTTTCCGCGTCGCTGAGGAACAGCGGCGGATCGCTCGCGAGGCGGCCGAAGTCGAGCGCAAGAAGGCCCAGGCGGCGGCCGACGCCGCAGCCGCCCAGGAAGCGGCGAACAAGCCCCAGGTGGCCGAAATCATCCTCGACTCGGCGATGAAGACCGAGCGGATCGCCGACGCCCTCGACCAGCGCGCCAGCGGGCCGGTGCAGGAAGTCGCCCGCACCCGCACGCCGGTCGCCACCACCGGCGTGCGCTCACAGAGGGGGTTCGCGGTCGAAGACGTCGCGGCGCTGCGCGCCTCGCTCGGGCCGCTGGGCGCCAGCTTCACGGCCGATGCGCTGGCGGCGGCGCTGCGCAAATACCGCGGGGACTCCGAAGCGTTCGCCGAGTGGAAGTTCCGCGACGATGACCAGCACGCCCAGCGCCGCGTCGTGGTCCCGGCCCAGCCGATCCCCGGCGTGGTGTTCTTCATCGACTACCTGGGAAGCGTGAGGGCGTGATGACCCTCGACGGATTCGCCTACCTCAGCGTTCGCCGCGATGGCATCTACGTCCGCGCCAACGCCTCGCGCGACTTCGCGCACACCCACGATCTGATCAGCTTCCCGGTGCGTGTAACGGGACAGTTGCAGGGACATTCCCACCGCTGTAAGCGAGTGATCAGCCCGAAGGCCGCCGGGCCGGTCCACGTCGGGCAGACGGTCGAGCTGTTGCTGGAGCTGCAACCTTGCTGACCACCGAACCCGAGGGCTGGGTGCTTGTGCCGCGAGAGCCGACCCGCGAAATGTGGGCGGCGATGGGCGACGCCCTTGTCGGCTACCGGCAGCGACACCACGACGCCGTTGCCGCTGCACTATGGAACGCAGTCCTCGCAGCCGCCCCTCCCGCTCCAGCCGAGGCCGCTGCCTCAGAGGGGATGAGGAAGGCGCTGGTGCTAGCCGCGAACCAGTTCCGTTTCTACGTGGATGAACACCGCAAGAAGGGCGCGCCTGAAGCTGAGGCCAGGGCGCTGATCAACGCGTTCATGGCGGAGCGTTGTGAAATCGTCCTCGCCGCCGTCCCCTCGCCCACCGAACCCGCAGGACGCCATGGTGATTCCTGACGGCATTTGGCTTGATCTTCCGCACGAGGCCCACGTCGCCGACCCGGCGCTGGGCTCCAGCGATCTGAAGCAACTCCTGATCAACTCGGTCTTCTGGCATGGGTCGCAGCGCAATCCGACATGGCGGCGCATCCTCGCGGACTCCAAACCCCTGAAGAAGCGGGAGTCCGAAGCGGCCGGCAAGCGGTTCGGCTCATGCCTGCACGCCGCCATCATCGAGCCCGACCAATTCGATGCGCGCTACTTCGTGCGCCCGCCGCGGCCCGATCTGCCCTCCACCAAGGAACAGATGGCCGACGCCCTGCGCGCGATCGGCCAGACACCGCCGAGCATGGGCCGCAAGGCGATCGAGTTCGAAGCCGCCTGCGCCGCCTGGGGGATCGAGCTAGCGGATAGCTGGGACGTGCGAGTCGCCGAGCTGGCGGACGGGCGCGACGTGATCAGCGAGACCACCCGGCAGTCGGTCGAGCTGACCGCCCGCGTGGTCGATCGCCACAGCGAGGCGCGCAAGTTCCTTTCGAGCGGCCGAGCTGAAGTCTCGATGTTCTGGACCGACGAACATGGCGACCGCTACAAGGCGCGCTTCGACTACCTGCGCATCCGCACGCTGGCCGATCTGAAGACCTTCGCCAACGCCCAGGGCGGCGACACGATCGCCGTCTTCAACGCCTCCCGCGAGAAGTTCGCCTATGAGGTTCAGGCGGCCTACTACATGGAGGCGCGCACCACGATCCTCCCCGAGCTGGTGGCGCAGCGGAAGATTTGGCGCGGGATGCCCGAGCCCGGCGAGGATGGCGCCGTCTTCGCCCGGCCGCCCACCGCCGACGATCTGACGTTCTTCGACAAGGTGGCCGACTTCACCGACCCGTCGTGGTGGTGGGTCGCGGTCTCGACCCAGGGGATTCCCGAGTGCGACACGATCGAGTTCCCCACCGGGCTGATCGCGTTCTCATCCGCCAAGGTGCAGGCCGATCTGGCGCGCGAGAACTACCGGGTGATGCGCGAGCGCTTCGGCCAAGACGACGCCGAAATGTGGGTCGCCGATCGCGGGCTGCTGCGCCTGACCGAGTTCAACTTTACCCGCCGTAGCCTCGATCGAGGCGCGGTGCTACACGAGTCAATCACGTCCTGAAGGGAAGCAAGACGATGGCCGAACCTGCCGAACTCGATCCGATCGATGAGCCCGAGACCCACCTTCCGGCGCTCGCCGAGCCCAGCCGCGTAGCGGTCATCACGCGCGACGCGGCCTTCATGCCGGCCGCCTGGGAAGATCTGGAACGCGCCGCCTCGCTGGTCGCCACCGCGCCGGGGATGGCGCCCCAGCTTCGCCGGCCGGAAGCGGCGATGTTCATCGCCTATCAGGCTGCGCGCTTCGGGGCCGATCCGGTCGCCCTGGCGTCGAAGACCTACTTCACCGGGGCCGGCGACAAGGAACGCATCGGCTATGAGGCGCAATGGGTCATGGCGCTGATCGAGTCCGACCCCCTGCTGCAAGAGCCGCTGGCCTACGATTACGGCTATGCCGACCCGGCGCGGCCGCTGGCGCTCGGGCGCTTCGTGCGCGTCACCGGCAAGCTGCTGGCCCGCACCGGCCGCGTGGTTACGCGCCAGATCACCACGCCGACCGTCGCGCAGATCGGCGTCAAGAACTCGCCGCTGTGGTTCAGTGACGCCGATCAGCAGCTCGCCTACTACGGCGCCCGCGCCTGGGCGCGGCGTCACCGGCCGGCGCGCATTCTGGGGCTCTATACGCGCGAGGAAATCGCGGTGCTGGAGTCCCCCGCCGGGCGCCCGGCGCTCTTCGAAGAGGAAGACGCGCCCGAGTTCGACACCATCCCGCCGACCGACGCGCAGACCAAGGCCGGCGAGCGGTGGGAGGCGAAGGCGAGCGGCAAGCAGGACAGCCGCGACCCGCGCGACGCGCCGGACAATGGAGGGCCTTTTAAAGGGCCGGATAATTCCCCCGCGCCGCCCCCGGACTCCACCGGCAACCAGCCCGACGACATGGACTCGATCAAGGCGTGGGCCGAAGCCGAGCGCGTGCGGATCATCGCGCTGGACGATCCGGCGGTGATCGCGACGCAGGGCGAGGCGCTTGTGGCCGACCGGCGCTTCAAGCGCCTGATCGCCTACGCCCGCGCCGACGCCAAGCGCATCGACAAGTCGATCGCCAACCGGATCGATGAGCTGAACCAGTGAGCCGACTTGACGAGCTGATCGCCGAGCTGCCGCCGTTGATGGCGTTGCTCGATCGGGACCCGCGCGGCTACCCGGTCCCGTGGTTCGTGGACCGCAGCGCGCCGCTGCACAATGGCGGCCCCGACTTCAGGATCATGGACGGCAACCATCTTCGGCAGGCGATCCGCGAGCGCCGGTGCTGGGTCTGCGGCCGCCCGATCCGCCTGGGCGCGACGGGGACCTACGTCATCGGCCCCATGTGCGCGATCAACCGCGTCACCGCCGAGCCGCCGTGTCATCTGGCGTGCGCCCGCTGGAGCGCCCGCGCCTGCCCGTTCCTCAGCCAGCCGAAGCGCATCCGCGACGACGTGGGGATGCCGATCGAGGCGACGGTCGCGGGGATCGGGATTCAGCGCAACCCCGGCGTCACGTTGCTTTGGACGGGCAAGGGGACGCCGTTCCACCCGCCCGATCTGATCCACGCGGTCGGCCGGGCGAAGGGCCGCCGCGGCGTGCTGTTCAGCCTGGGCGACCCCGAAGCGCTTGAGTGGTGGGCGAACGGCCGCGTGGCGACGCGCGAAGAAGTCCTGACGTCGATCGAGACCGGGCTCCCGGTGCTGATGCAAACGGCCGAGCTGGAGGGCTCGGCCGCTGTCTACGATCTTGGGCGTCAGGTGGAGCGCGGGCTGAGGCTGGTCCCCGCCTAGTACGCCATCCCGCCGCCCGGCGCGTCGGCCGCGATCCAGCCGGCGCGCATCTTCGCCTTCACCACCAGATCGGGCCGGCGACCGGCGTTGCGATCCTCTTCGTTCCAAAGGTCGGTGAGCGCGCAGAGCTGGCTGAAGGCGTAGCTGCGTTCGGCGGTCTTGCCGTTCTTCCCGAGCCGCCAGATTTGCACCAGCGGGATCGCGACCTTGCCGCGGTCCCGGTTGCGGGCGTGGAAGGCGGTCTTGTGCGCGGTCTCGCAGAAGCGCTGGCGCCCGTGGTGGGCTTTGAAGCGCTGGCCGCACTCAGGGCAGATGCGGTTCGGTGCGACGATGGTCGCCATCAATTCCTCCGAAGTTGAGCGGCGTCCCAGGCGGCGAGCGCCGGGAGCGCGATGTAGAGAAGCGCGAGCCCGGCGACGCAGCCGGCCGCGCGCCATGGGCGCCGGTGGGCGATGCTGTCAGCGAGCCCGGCCAGCAGCAGCGCGGTGGGGCCGGCGATGACCAGCCCGATGATCAGGGCGCGGCTCATGCCGCCCACCGGGGGTTCTTGATCAGGTTCTCTTTGATGCCCTGGAACTCGCCGTGCTTCTCGATCTTGGCCGAGCCTTTGACCCTCTCGCCCTCGCTGGCGGGAGGCGAGTTGCCGAACCACTTCAGCAGGCCACCGGAGATTTCGATCACCACCAGCCACCGATCCCGGTCCCAATAGCCTTCCGCTTGGTGGATCAGCCTGACTGACTTGACCACGCCTTCGAACTTGATCCGCTCGCCCAGCTCGCCGACCCACCCGGCTTCCGCCGCCAGCCTGCGCTTCTCATCGATCCGCGCCATCGCCTCTTCGGCCGCCTCCATCGCCCGCTCGCTCAGATCGGCGATCCGCATCTTCTCGGCGAGGTTCGCCAAGAACTCGTTTTCGCCGGCGTAGCTCAGAAGCCGCTGATGGAAGGGATCGGCCGCGACCTGGGCGGCCCGAGCGATCCGCGCCGCAGCTTCCGCCGCCGCCCTCTCGGCCGCGGCCTTGGCCGCCTTCTCGGCCTTCTTCGCCGCCTTCTTCGCGGCGATCGCGTTCAGCTTCGCCAGCTCTTCGGCGCTGTAGAGCCTGACCCGCACGGCGACCAGCAGGCGCGAAGGCTGGCCCTCACACTTGAAACAGATGCCGCCCTCGACGTGGCGATAGTGGTTGATCCATCCCGAGCCCCCACACCGGGAGCAAGGGATCATTTCGATCGCGAAGGGCTTGCCCTTCTCATCGACGCCCGCGGCCGCCGCGGGGCTCCCGTGTCTCTTGAAGAGTTCCATGGTGGTGATCCTACGTCGCGCGGGCTTCCCTTCCCGCGCCATCACTATGATGCAACGTAGCCCCCGTTGCAACAGGGAATGTGGGTCAGAGCGCAAAAAAGCGCCGGCGGCTCAGAGACCGCCGGCGCTCCCTTGCCGACTGCTGGGCGTCCAGCGCCCGTTAGGACGTGGAGGCTTGCGATGCGTCGCCGGTTGCGGCGGCGGACGCATCAGCCGGCGCGGCTGGTTGCGTGGTGTCGGGCTGGCCGCTGGTCGCGGTGATCGCGCCGCCGGGCAGCGGCGCGTTGATCTGGTCGGCCGTGGCGGCGGGCTGCGCCGTTGGGGCTAGGCCGGGGACGAGAGTCGCCACCGCCGGCTGGCCGAGTGCGGCGATCTGCGTGTTCAGGTCGGCGAGCCCCGCGTTGATTGCGTCAACGTCGGACTGTTTGGCGAAGCCGGACGTGTCCACCGGCGCGCCGAGCGCATCGACCTTCGCCTTCAGGTCGGTCAGCGTTTGCTGGTCGGCCGCCTCCTGGGTCTTCGCGTCGGCGACGGCTTGCTCCAGCGCCGCCAGCTCGCCGGCGAACTCTTCATCGTCCCCGGCCAGCTTGCGGGCCAGCGCGATCAGGGCATCGAACATGATCAGGATTCCTACGGCTTCGGCTGCTAGAGCGGCGCGGACGAAGCCTTTCCCGCGACGCCGGGTCATTGGGCGATGCACGCGCGATCGGCGTCGCGCATCGCCTTGTAGTCGGTGATCATGCCGGCCACCGGCGAGCCTACGAAGGCCGGGTCGGCCTGGGCGAGCTTGTCGAGCTGGTCGGCGACCGCGGCTTGTTCAGCCGGCGTGTAGGGCTTCAGCGGGACGCACCGCTTCGCCACGGCCACGTCCGTAGTGTGGCAGGCGGCGAGGGCGACGGCGATGAGGATCAGCGCGCGGCGCATCAGAAGTCCCCCTTCTTCAGGCTATCGATCGCGCCGCCGAGCGTCTTCGGCGCGTCCGCTTCAGCCTGGGCTTCCGCCGCCAACGTCAACGCGCTCGATGCGGTCACGGTTGCAGCGGCGGCGGCCGCGCCGTCCGCGCGGTCCTGCTTCTGCTTGATCCACAGCCCGAGCCCGGCGGCCAGCGCCAAGACGAGCGTGTTCAGCGCGGGCGCGAGGAACGATGCGAGGCTGGCCCACACGGGGGCGGTCAGCCGGCTGGCGCGGACGGGGGCGGCGCGGCCGGGACAGAGCCCAGCTTTGCAGTCACCAGATCGGCGACGTGCGCCGGCGTGATCCCCAGCTTCGACAGGGTGTCGGGAAGCTTGCTGACGACGTAGTTCACCGCCTGCGCCTGGACGGCGCTGCCGAGCGCGATCTTGTCGCCGGTGGCGTTGGCGATCCTGGCGGCGAGGTTCTGCTGGGCGAAGGCGATCCCGCGATCGACGGCGCCCAGCACGTTCGCGAAGAGCTGGCTTTGCGTCGAGACGTGGAAGTAGAGGGCGAGGCGCGTCCCCAGCCACCCGACGATCCCGGTCAGCACGAGCCCGGCGATCTGCAACAGGAAGGCCAGAATGGGCGACAGGTCGATGGAGGCGGTCGCGGTGGCGACGGCGGCGATCAGCAGAAGGTGCATGGGTGTCCCTAGTCGATGACCTTGAACCAACGGTCTTGGCTGGCGATGATCGCCTGACGAAACGCGCGGCCCAAGATGACGCAGCCGTGGCTGGCGGTGTGGTCCGCTTCGGAATTGTCGCCGTGAATGAAGAAGGCCGACCGGCCGCGCGCATCGGTCCCGTCCATCGGCGTGAGCGGCATCGCCAGCGGCCCCAGGTGGTCCGGCGGATTCAGCGGATCGTGGATCGTCCAATCCCCGGCGGGGATCGGGCCGACGCCCTCGACGCCGGTCAGCGCCGGGTTGTTCAGCCCCGAGCGGCGGCCAGAGTAGCCGGACCCCTCATAGGTGGAGTCGTGCCACAGCTTGCCGGTCGAAATCTGGTAGGTCCAGGGCAAGGCGATTCGTCCCGTGTGACGACACGCCTTAGCTTCTCGCGCTGCGCGCGTCTAGTTTGCGCCCTGGTGATCGCGCACGAGCTGGCGGGCGAAGACCCGCCCCTCATCGAGAAGGTGGCGGGTTACGGCGCGCACGTCGGTCCCGATCCCGTTCACGGTGTCGGCCGTGTTCTTGGTCCGCTCGGCGATGGTCGCGACCTCGCGGCCGATATCCTTCAGGTCGGTGAGTTCATGTTCCACGGCGTCGAGCCTCGCGCTGAGTCGCCCGAACCAGAAGAACGCGCCGATCGCCGCCCCGATCCCCGGAAGCGCGCCGAACGCCGCAATGATAGCTTGCGCCCAAATCGGCAACGTGATGCTCCCCCCCCAGGTCGTCAACGCAGACGCGAGTCCCGGTTTGCACGATTCCGCCCCAATGTGACAGTGGCGTCATTCGTCGCGCGTCATAGCAGCGCGGGCCGCCTCGACGTGCTTCACGAACTCGCCATCGATCCCGGCCGCCTTCAGGTCGCGGTAGAGCATGGCGAACAGCTCGCCCGGCGGGGCGTAGCGGGGCTGCGTCTCGGCCGCCGCCGGTTCGGGCTCGGCCAGCGCCGCGCGCCCGTCCACCAGCACGATCATCCGCCCCTCGCCGCGCCCCTTCAGCAGCGCCGCATGTTCTTCGTCGCTGACCTCGATCACGTCCGGCGGGATCGAGCCGGGCGCAACCTGCCGAGCCGTCGTCAGTGGCTTGCGGAAGAGCCCGCGCTTCAGCGCCACCGGGGCGAGCTTCGGCCCGTGGACGTCGGGGTGATAGAAGCCGCCCGTCGAAGGGCTCCAGTAGAACATTCCTCGCCTCCCTACCAGCCGAGCGCGGCCACGAGACCAGAGCGCGCGGTGAAGTCCATGTTGCCCTTCTGAACCTGGGCGCCCGTCGTGGTGACGCTGTTGGTCCCGATCTGCTGGTCGGCCGCGTGATCCACCAGAATGAAGCCCTGGGGAAGCACCGCGGTGGGGAAGGTGATCGGCCACGTCACGTTGACCGTCGAGCCGGTCCCCGCGCCCAGGCTGAAGGTCGTCCACTGGAGAATCCACCCGCCGGGGACCAGCATGTAGCCCGGCGTCGCCTTCGACCCGCCCATGCCGATGTTCAGCATCGAGAGGATTTGGCTGACCGTGGCGTCGGTCGGCGGCGCCGGGCCGCCGGTGATGTTCGCCTTGATCGTCGCCGATGGCATGTTCGCCAGCAGGGTGTTCGTCACCGCGCTGTTGGCGATCTTCGCCGTCGTGACCTTGCCGTTCCCAAGCACGGTCGCGCCGAGCGGCCCCGAGACGTCGCCGGCGAGCATCTGAGACAGACCCACCGCCAGCCAATTCGCGCCGCCGGTGTCGGGGTCCGACGTATTGTTGTCCACCGTCGAGACCCAGAAGCCGCCCAGCGTGGTCGAGTCCGCCAGCAGCGCGCCCTTCGGATAGCCGCCGATCGCCGCCGAGAAGGTCGGGTCATAGGCGATCGGGCCGCCCGCACCGACCCACTGACACCATTGGGTGATCTGCTTGAGGATGCCGTTTTCGTCCTGACCGAAGGACGGGATGCCGCCCGAGCCGTCCGGCAGGAAGTTGAGCGGCGGGAAGCCATCGGTCAGCGAGGCCGCGCCGGGCTGAATCCCGATCTGCGAAGCGACCGGGATCGGCCGGATGAAGCTGCCCCCCGCGCTGTTGCCCCAGGGGATCGGGAACTTCGTTGGGATGGCGCTCGCCAGCATCAGCTTTGAACCACCGTTGCGGAGACGCCGGTCGGCGTCGGGAGGATACCGGCCGAGCTTACGATAGCCAGCTCCACCGGCGTGAGCGGAAACTCGAACTCGTAGGTCATGGTCATGTCGCCGCCGTCCGTGACGAAGGCGTCACCCCGGCCGGGGAAGAGGGTCAACAGGATGGCGTTGAGGCCGGGGATCGAGCCGTCCGTGATGTTCGCCAGCGCCTTCGCGTAGATCAGCAGCCGGAAGGCGTCATCGGTCAGCGGGAACGAGCTCGACGCCGTGGCGCCCGAGAACCACGGCGCTTGGTTCCAGGGCGTGCGCGCGGTCGGATCGCCTGCCTCTTCGAAGCCCAGGAACGCGCCGGCGCTGGGGACCTCGATGATGCGGCTGCATCCCACAATCCGGCCCCAGATATCGAGCCCGATCCCCTGCGCGGTCTGCACGTTCCAGATCAGATTGAAGAAGGCGTCGAAGTTGAGCCGCGGGTCGATGGTGGCGGCCATGTTCGCCACGATCTGAAGGATGATCGGGCTGGCTTGGTACTGGCTGATGACGGTCGCGCGCCAATCGAACGGCGCTTCGGCGTCATTGGTCAGGACCGGAATCTTGCCGATGAAGGTCAGCGCGCCGGGCGGGACGGTGAAGCGCGTCGGGTGCGAGATTGCCGGCATCCCGCCGGTGAAGACCATCGAGCCGGCCGCCGGCGCGAACGCGCCCAGCACCGGCATCCCGCCGGCCCAGATCATCGAGCCGTGCGCCGGCGCCCACGCGCTCGAAAGCAGCACTTCGCGCACCAGCCCCGAGACCCGCAGCGGCGGCAGAAGCCCCCACAGCACTTCGCGGGCGAGGCGCGAGACGCGCAAGGGGGCGTTCTCGGCGACCAGCACTTCGCGGGCGAGCTGGCTGACGCGCAGCGGCGCATTCTCGGCGACGAGAACTTCGCGGGCGACGCCGCTTATGCGAGCGTCGGTCATGGCTTAGGTGGCGATCTGATATCCGCTCGTAGCGGCGTTGACGCCGGTCGGCGTCCAGGCGGCCGGGCCGTTCGGGTCCTGATCGAAGTAGCTCGACTGAAAGCCGTAGGAGGTCGCCGGCGTGATCCCCGCCGTACTGCCGTTGCCCGTGGTGCTGCCGGAATGGGTCTGAAGGTTCACCGTCCGCGCGCCGGCGTCCGACCGCTCCATGTACGCCTTGACGGCGACGGTGTGGACGGTGGTCGGCGCGGACGTCAGCGCCGGGAAGTTGAAGAGGTCGGCGTGGCCTACGGTGCTGTCGGAATTGTAGCTGGGATCGCCGAGCGGCGGGTTGCTGAAGCCGGCCGCAACCTGCGCCCAATTATGCGCCTGCCCGGTGCAGTTGCCGAAGACGATCCACGACGGCTGAAGGCCGGTCATCCCCGGCGCGGTCCCAGGCGCGCCCGAGCCGTAGGTGTTCGCCGCCTTCGATCCGGTGGTGGTGGTGTCCACTTGCGCCAGCGCCACCGACGTGTCGGTGATGAAGCCGATCCAATAGGGCGTCCCGGCGGTGAGCGCCTGGGGCGTCACCAGCGGGCCGGTCAGCACCGTCCCCGACGTGGCGCCGACCACTTCGGTCCCGCTGGACAGCAGCGCGTTGGGCGCGCCGGCGCTGTCCGAATAGATCACCGCCTTGAACTTCGCGCCGGCGCTGGTCGCTTCGGGCAGGATCGAGACGCTGTTGATCGTCGCGTTCACCTGGGGCGTGAACTGCCGCAGGAAGAGTTCGTTTGCGCCCGGCGCGTTGGTGTTCGCGGTGATGCTGTAGTCGGCCCCCAGCACCCCGGCCCCCGGCGTGAACTGCACCGACGCATCGCTGACCGGGAACTGCGTCTCGACGCGCGGGCAGTCGAGCGCCGGCGTGTCGGCGCCCGCCACCAGATAGAAGCGATCGTATTCGTTATCGACCGTCAGCACCGATCCGGTGCTGCTGTTGAACATGCCGTAGGAAATGCCGTTGTAGTAGTCATTGGCGGTCCCGCCGCGGGTGTTCCCCGAGAAGGTCAGCCCCGACGCCGCGCCGTCCAGATAGACCGTGGCCGCGCCGGTCGTGTGATTGATCGTCACCGACCACTCGGCGCAATGCACCGAGTTCGCCGAGACCGATAGCGACGACGACGCCAGCAGCGTCCCGGTGGGGCCGCCCGAACGCAGACCCAACTTGCCGGTGGTCTCGACGGTGATGCAGCATTGCGACGTCAGCGAGTCCTGAAACGAACACAGCACATAGGTGCTGAGAAGGTCCGCTTTGAACCACCGCCCGCCGATGTGCTGCGCGTAGTTCGCGCCGAGCGTCTTGTTCGGGCCGTAGGCTATTGCGCCGAAATTGGTGCTGGTGAGCTTGAGCGCCTGCCCGCCAGAAAGTCCGGCCACCAGCGACAGATTGTAGACCGTCGAGACGTTGACGCCGCCGATCGACGTCCACTCGCCGCCGAGCAAGAGCGCGTTGAGGGTGCCGTTGCCCGGCTGACCGTACTTGTCGAACCCTTCGGTGAACTCCGAGTCCCAAGCCATCTTATTGCAACGTCTCGATGCCGTTCACCGTGACCACCAGCGGGCCGGCGAGCGCGGTCACGGAGCCGCCGGACGTGTCGAAGTCGCAGAAGGCCACAAGGTCTTTGGTCCCCAGCGTATTGTCGTAGATCACCAGATACTTGAACGTGATCGGCCCGCTCAGCGTCCACGTCAGGTCATCGGCGTCCCAGGTGACGACGGGGCCGGTCTGCGTGAGCGTCACCGACGTGAGCGTGATCCCGCCCACGGTGTAGCCGTTCGCGGTCGGCAGCTCGGCGGTCAGGTCGGCGTAGCGGGCGGCGCCCGAACCGCCGGTGAAGCTCGGCGCAAGCGCCTGGGCCGACGTGCAGAGAACCGCCTTGAAGGTGTCGGCCGGGAGATTGATCGGCGTCCCGCTGCCGTTCAGCACCTTGAGCTTGGCGGCGTCGAAGATCGTGAAGGGGCCTTGTACGGCCATGCGCGACTCCCCTGGCCGCTCCGCGGCGCGGCGACTGTAGCGAAGCTGTCAGACGAGCGCTAGCGACACGTCGGCGACGTTGATCGTCGGAACCTGATCGATCCCCAGCGTGAGCGAGTTGAGCGCCGGCAGGATACTGGTCATCGCCTCGCTGGAAACCGTCTGGGGAAGGTTGAGGTTGTAGGTCCCGGTGCCGCCGCTCCCGGTCCCGAGCGAGGCTATGATGGTCCCTGGCGAGACCCCGGCCCCGACGACGGTCTGCCCCACCGCCAGCGTCCCCGACGCCACCGCGGTGACGGTCATCACCGTCGAGGCGATCGAGGCGGTGAAGCTGGCGCCCGGCGAGGTCGGCGCGCCGATCAGGATCGAGACGATGTTGACCCACGAGCCTAGCGCCGCAATGCCGGTGTAATAGCGGCTGGCGAAGAGGGTCGAGCCGATCCGCGCCCGCGGGCCGCCGTCCGACCCTGAGAAGGCGTTCAGGATCGCGCCGGCTACGAGCTGCTGCGCGTCGGCAGGCACGTTGATGTTGTTCGCCAGCGTGACGGCGAAGAGGATCGGCGTCGGCGTCGGGACTTCGAAGTTGATCGTGTAGGGGATCGGGGCCGAATAGAGCGGGTTGCTGTCATAGGCGGTGACGGCCGTATTGCCGTAGGTCCCGCAGCCTGGAGCCTTCTTCGACAAGATCGCCTGCGCGATATCGATCTGCGCGCCGCCCTCGACGCACACGAAGATCGTATGGGCCGGGATCGTCACCGCGCCGATCGTCACCGGCGAGCCGGTCCCATTGTTGTAGCCGAAGAAGTCCAGCACGCCGGCGACCGCCGCCACCGCGCCGATCACCGCGCCCATCGCGCCCACTGAGTTCGCCGCCACCGACGCCTCGCGGCGAAACTCGAAATCCTCGCGGGTCTCGATGTTCTCGCCGATCACCCCGTCTGAGGGATTGTTGATCGTGTCCCAGCCGGGAATCGCCTGATAGATCACGGTCAGGCTGTTGGCCGGGCAGGGGATCGGGCCGGCGGTGACGCAGGCGAACGGGAGCGTGATCGAGCCGCCAAGCGGGATCACCCCGCCGGTCGTGCATTCGTAGAGGTTCCCGTCGCTCGCCTTGGCGATCGAGCCGGTGGGGATCGGGGTGTTCGCCAGCCCGGTGCATAGCGCCTGGACAACCGTCGCCTGGGCGGGCTTGCGCGTCAGGAAGTAGATGCGCGCGATGGCGTCCTGCATCCGGCCGCTGGCGAAGGCCGGGTCAACCTGCTGGGTGTAGAACGTGAAGAGCCCGTAGAAGTCGCCGATGATCGCGGTCAGCGAGCTGGCGATCTGCCCCTGGGGCGTCTCAAGGTTCGGGTTCAGGTTGCCGCCGAACGCCGCCTGAAGGTCGGCCAGCACGCCGGCGAGGATCGCGGACTCGGCCGGCGAGACGAAGCCGATAGGGCCGAAGGCCGGGACGGGGACGTTCGTGGTCATGCGCTAGAGCCCCACCGGGAGGACGATCCCGCTATTCGTAGTCACCTGAACTTGGCCGTTGACCTTACGCGCGGTGATCGCGTCGATGAAGGCCGCCGCGTGGACGGTCTCGGGAACGCTGAGCGCCGCGGTGACGAACTTCGCCTTCAGGAACGCGACCGGGGGCTGCGAGCCCAGGACTTGTTCGAAGTAGGGGATGCCCTTGGTGGTGTCATACCAGAGTTCGCCCCTGAAGAGCTTGAGCGCCGAGCCGGCATCCTGGGCGATCGAGTAGGGGTTGCTGGCGACCGCCATGTTCCCGCTCGCGTCGAGCGTCAGGTCCCACGTCGCCTGATCGAGCAACAGCGTGTCCACGGGGGTGCCTCAGATCGGCGGGATGGTGATGCTACAGTCGCCGATTCTGGCGGCCGCGTCGTTAATCGCCGTCGTCAGGCTGGCGACCGCGGCGACCAGCTCGGTGAGCTGCGTCGCGTACTTCGCATACGGCGCATACATATTCGTGAACACCGTAATCGTCCCGGTAATCCATGTGATGACCTCGCTGAGGTCGGTCGGCGCGGTCAGCAGAGAGGCCAGCGGCGCCAGAAGCGCCTGCTGGGTGGCGATGAAGGCGTTGACGTCGGCGAGCTGGGCGAACGCCCGATCGACCAGCGTTTGCAGCTCGGCGCACGAGTCGGTGTTCTCGATCTGCGCGGCGAGGTTGGTGAAGAACTCGGCGTTGAAGCTCATGTTACGTCCGTGATGATGCCGGCCACGACGGTGACGATCTGGCCGGTCCCGGTCGGGAAGCTCCCCGACCAGCCGCTTCCGACCGTGACATTGCCCGAGAACGCCACGCCGGGCGACTCCACGTCGATCCCGCCGGCGAAGGCGAGGTATTGGGTCGGGACCGCGTTCAGGAAGCCGCCCAGATAGAGCGCATCGGACGGGCTGAAGCGCCGCCGCGATCCGGGGTTGGCGGCGCCCTTGTTGGCGACCACGCTCGAAATGTCGTGATCGGCGAAGACGGCGATCCCCAGGTCGCCCACCAGCGGGTCGAGGATGATCGCGTTCGCGCCACCCTGCGCGCGGAAGTAGGGGACGCCGAAGATCGTCCCATGCGGCGTCGCCTGATCCTGCCCGTCGAGCTGGTTGACCAAGGGCTGCACGTCCACGGTCCCGGCCAGCGCCACCGCGCCGCCGCCGCCGGTCACGGCGACCACCTTGACCAGCGTCGCGGTCCAGAGCTGGCCGGTCATCGCCTTGATCAGGAAGGCGATCGCGTTGAAGTGCGAGCCCATGTCCGCCGGGCGCGCCAGCCCGAGATAGTCCTGATCCGAGCCGGCCATCTACTGCCCCCCGGCCAGCGGCGTCTGATGCCCCAGCACGTTGCAGCTCACCGTCGAGAACCATGGCCCGTCCGGCGACTCCGACTCGATATCGTGCTGGAGGTTGAACACTTGCCACGTCCCGTTCGCGTTGGGGACCGAGCTGGTGATCGCGACAGTCCCGCCGACGATGATCTTCGGGTTGAAGATCGACTTCAGCACCACGCCGTTCTCGATCCACGTCGGGTAGGAGACCAGCCCGGTGTCCGGCCCGATCGCCGGCGGGTTCCCCTGCCGTTGCCCGTCCTTCGGCCAGATCGCCAGCGTGTTCACGCCGCCGGGCTGATCGTCCATCACGATGTTGATGTTCGCCGCGGCCGCGGCCGCATAGGCTTGCTCGCGCGCGGTCCCCGAGAGGTAGGGGTTGCTGAGCTGCACGCTGACGCCGTTGTTCTCGAACGTGAATCCCATCTGCCCGGCGAGGGTCTGAAGGATGGTCGCGACGTCGGCCGAGCCCTTGAAGCTGGTCGGCGCGATCGGCTTCAGGTTCTCCAGCAGCCCCATGTGGGCGCTGATCTGCACCTTGGCGTCGGGCGCGTTGGTGTAGTCGCTCCATGCCATGTCGATCGTGCCGATGTAGCAGACCGCCATCCCCGCATCGTCGTCGCCGGCGCTGATCGTGATCGTATTGTTGCGCCCGGCGGTCAGCACCTTTCCGAGCGTGCTGATCTGGTTGGCGATCTTCGGGTCGAGCCCGTAGACGTCCACATGCGCGGTCGCCATGCCGAGCCCGCCGGCCTTGGTGATGGTGGCGTGAACGCGCAGCCCGGTGACGTTGACCGTGTTCATCCCGCTGTCGCCGAATGAGCCGGTCCCGAGCTGGAACTTCAGGTCGATCCTGCGCCGGACGAACGCCATCAGCGCGCCCTGAACGAATCGCGAACCAAAAATCTACAGGGGGCGAGTTCCGATTTCGTTCTCATCAGACGTCCCCCTCGATTTCTGATGCTTCCAAGTAGAACAGCAGCCAGCGGACGCCGAGCTGCGCGCCGCCGGTGGGATCGACGCCCGGCTGCGTCGGGGTGGCGAACATATCGGCGAAGAAGAGGTCGCCCGCGAAGCCCAGGTAGACGTCGCGCACGATCCGCGTCCCGTTGAGCGCGATGACGCCGCCGATGATCAGGGCATTGTTGACATACAGGTCAACGAAGAGCCCGGCGGCGTTCTGGTAGACCCGGAGCTGACACGGCTGGTTGCCGAGCGCGATCGAGAGGGTCTGAGCGACGACGGGCTGGAGCGGGACGATCAGCATCAGGCGGCGCGCTCCCGCAACGCTTCAAGGTCGGCGGGCGTCTGGTCGAAGAGGTAGCTGACCTCAGCCACCGGCCAGCCGGCCCCCAGGAACCACAGAGCCCAGCGCGCGACCCTTGGGGGTACTGTGTACCTGGGGGGCGCCTGAAGCGCCTGGGGCGCGCTGGACAATCCATCGTGGCCCCCGTTGCACATAGCGGGCCGCCTGGGACGCCGCTGGATCGGCTGGGGCTCCATGCCCGCCAGCACCGCGCGCTCGCGCTGGACCCATGCCAGCGAGCGCCTGAGTGCCTTCGCCACGTCCCGGTCGCTCATCGACGTCAGCAGGAAGCCGCGCTCGGTTTCAGTCATCGCCCGGTGGTCCCCCCACGCCGCCCAGCGGCCCGTTGGCGTCGAGCGCGGCGCTGGCTTGGCTGGCCTGCTGGGTGGTCGGCGTCTGCGCCTGCACCGCGCCGTCCTGCTGGGCGTCCTGCCCCTGGGGCGTCTTGGTATTGCTGAAGGTGGGCGACGCGGCGACGCGGACTTCCTGAAGCCACAGCTCGACGGTGATGAGCTGCACGCCGTTCTCGCTGGTGCGCCGGTAGTCGTAGTGTTCCACGCTGGCGTTGTCATAGGTCACTTCGGGCGTCACCGCTGTGTAGAGCTTCAGGCTCTTCAGCGCGGCGTCGCAGGCGTTCAGGAAGTCCGTCCGGTCGGACTCGGTCCCGGCCTTGTTCATCTTCATGCGCGCCTCGAAAGGCATCGCCACCTTGTTGTAGGACCCGAAGGACCCCTTCTCGATCGGGAAGATCGCGAGGCGCTGTTCGGCGCGCAGGTCGAAATCTACCACGCTGTCAGGCGCGATCACCAGCTCGCCGGCGTCATCGAAGACGCCCCACTGAGGCCGATCGCCGGCCGCGCCGCCGATGAGCGCCGAGCTGATCCCGTCGAACGTCGCCAGCGTCGGGGCGAAGAAGTGCGACGTGGCGAACGCCAGCCCGGCGATGTTGGCCGCTTGGCTGAGCCGGTAGTCGCCAAGGCCGCCAGTGACGCCCGCGAGCTGAGCGACGATCTGCACGCCCGACGCCAGCCCGGCCCCGCTGAGGAACTGGCCGGGGTTGAGCGCTGCGCCGACAAGCTGGCTGACGGTCAGCGTGGTGTCGCGGATCGTGCCTTGGCCGCTGGCGAGAAGCCCGAGCGCGTTGACCGCCGAGCGCGCGACCGGCGGGACACCGGGCAGATCGGGAACGATCGGATAGAGCGGCATCAGCTCATCCCCCTGTTGCCCTGGGCGATCAGCTCGGCCTGAAGGTCGCGGGCGATCTGCCGCCCGTCAGCGCCCGCGCCGGCGTGAATGATCAATGTCCCGATATGCAGCGCCCGCGCGCCCCGCTCCAGATCGCCGGCCGCGCCGCGCCCCGGGCGCAAGAACTGCGCGATGAAGGTCTGAAGCGCGGCGACCGGGTTCGTGGCGCCGAAGATCGACGCGCCCCCCAGGCTGGGATCAGTCTTGAGCTGGCCCAGCACGAACTGAAGCTGCTGGGCGAGGTTGGCGTTCGGCCCGTATTGCGCGAACAGCTTCTTCTGGAGCGCGCCGCGCAGTTGGAAGACGCCGTAGGCGTAGCGTCCGCGGCTGTCATACTGGTCGCGCGCGAACTCGCTCCCGCCTTCGGCGGCGACGCCCGCGCCGATCCCGGCCGCGCCGGCCGCGCTCGCGCCGTGCGCCTGGAAGAACGCGGCCACCTGACCCGGAACCGACCCGCCGGCGGCGAGCTGGGCGGGAACGGCCCCCGCGCCGATCGGCGTCGCGAAGTCGGCCTTGCCGCCGAGAACGGCGCGCTTGGCGAGAAGCTCGGCCAGCCGGCGCTGAACGTAGGCTTTGGGGGCGTCGGGGTCGGCGAGCTGCTTTTGCAGCGCCGCGATCTGTTCATCGATCGAGCGGCCCGCGCCCGCGCCCGCCAGCGATCCGCGCGCCCTGCCGGGGATCAGGCTGAGCGCCGCGCCGCCGGCCACGGCGGCCCCAGGCACGCCAGCCAGCAAGGCGAGGATGCGCGCGATCGTGGCGATGTTGGCCGCGCCGGCGGCCGCCAAGCCGGCGGCGAGACGGAACGCGCCCGACGCGGCGAAGAACATCGCCACCCCAAAGCCGGTCATCGCCAGCGCCGGATTCTGGTTCAGGAAGAGCGCGATGCCCTCAAGCCCGTCCGCCAGCTTGATCAGCGAGGGCGCCAGCTCCACCAGCACGGTGTTCCCGAGCCGTTGCCATGAGTCCCGCAGCAGGCTGAATTGCTTCTGCGCCTCGATCGCGGCGGCCGCGTCGCGCTGGTGGATCGGGTACGCCTTGGCGGCTGCGTCGAGATATTCCTGCGTGACCTTGCGTCCCTGGATCAGCAGGTTGACCATTTCGGGGCTGAGCCCCAGCCGCGAGCCCAGGTTGAACGCCTCGCGCTTGTCCGGCATGGCCGAGAGGCGGTCGCTCAGCTTCAGCAGGAAGGCGGTCGGGTCCTTCAGGTCATCGAGCCCGAACCCGAGCTGGCGCAGCACCGGGATCATCGGGCTGTTGCCGGTGAGCTGGATATCTTCGAACGCCTGGACGATCTTCATCAGATCGCCCGACGCCTCTTCGGACGTCCCGCCCATCGCGCGGATCGCGCCCTGCCACGCGCTGATCTGTTCGGTCGATTGGCCCAGGATCGTGCTGAGGCGGCCGACGTTGGCGGTGAGCGCGATCGTCTTCTGGACGAACTCGGTGATCCCCATCCCGCCCAGGATCAGGCTGGTTAGCCCCAGCACTTCGCGCTTGATCGAGGCGAAGCTGGCGACCGACTTCGCCGCGTTTTCCTGGGTCTCCTTGGTCTGCTGATGCGCTTCCTCGCGCATCTTCTTTTGGAGCTCAAGCACGATGCGGGCGTGACGAACGAAATCATCGTCCTTCAGCCCCAGCGTGACAACGAAGGCGTCTACGACGTCGGCCACCCCGGTCCCTCAGCCCTCTTCCGCGTCCCGGTCGATGATCTTGCGATTCACCGCCTCGACCATCAGCAGCTCTAGCATGTCGTGAAGGTCTTCCACCCCGTAGACGGAATCAAGTTCCGCCAGCGTCGCAAGCCGCCCCTGGATCACGGTTGCGATGTTGAGGGGGACGTTGCGGGGTCGGATGAGTTCGCTGGTAAGGCCGACGCCGATCCAGACCGGAGTCTCGACATGACGTCGGCCATCGAAAAACCCACATGCAGCGCGATCGTCTCCCCGCGCAGCTTGAGGATCGTGGGGACCTCTTCGATATCGTCTTCCGTCAGCGCGCGGACCACGCCGTTCCCCATGTCGCGCTGAACGCACGCCATCATTTCGGCCAGCAGCGGCATCGCGTCATCGAACTCGATCTGGACGATCGCGCGCAGGGCCACGCCGGCCAGCGCGCCCATTCCAAGGTCGAGGGCTTCGTCGGGGACCTCGATCCCCGCCTTGCCGATCGCGGTGATCGCGCGGATCGCCCAGCGCTCAGCCTGGAGCGCGGGCATTTCGGTGATGCGGAACTTCTTGCCCTTGTCGCGGCCGGGATCGTCGGCCGGGATGATGACCTCAGCGACCTTGCGGCCCATGCGCGCTACCTCAAATCTGGGTCAAATCCGGGTCAGATTTGACCCAGGGTTCAGACGGGTTGAGGAAGCACCGATTCCCACTCGATCCCGAAGCGCCGCGGCTGGAGGATGCGCTTGCCGGCCGCGGCCGGGCTGTAGTTGCGCAGGAAGCCGCGGTTCATGGCGTACTGCTTGCCGACCGCTAGGAGAGTGGTGATTCCGGTGAAGGCGTAGACCGACCGATTCTGTTGCTGCTGGGCGTAGATCGTTTCGAACTGGTCGATCGAGAGGCTGTCCGCCTGGAGCATGTAGGCTTGCGTCACCGGCCGGAAGACGAAGCCGGCCGACAGGCGCCCATCGACGCCCATCGCGGTCTCGGCGACGTCGATTTCCGGCATGTCGTAGACGTCATCGGTCGCGAAGCCGTGCAGCGTGAACGGCGCGCCGAAGACCTCAGCGACGCTGAGGGTGATCAGCACGTCCGCCGCCGTGAGGGTCCGATTGTTCGCCATGCTGTCAGCCCGCCCCTACTGGATTTCGACCGAGTCCAGAGTGATCTTCTGGACGCTCTGGCCGTCCATGTACCAGAACGTGATCGGCGGCGATCCCCGCGCGATGCGAACGCTCGGGTCCGCATCCTTGATCTGGAGATACCAGCCGCGATTTTGCAGCGTCGTGGCGACGTCGAGCCCGGCGGCGTTGTTCACTTCCGCGATTTCGGCTTGGCTGAGCGTCACGCCGGCGCGGATGGCGCCGAAGGCGAGGGCGGCGTTGATCGGGTCCGCGGCGGCCGCGGCGATCAGGTTGTAGCCCTCCTGATTGTACGGGATCGAGAAGGTCTGTTGCAGGAGCGTCAGCAGCGCGAGCTGGAGCTGGGCGTTCAGCCAAATCTGGTTCGCGTAGCTGTCCGCCCAGGCGAACGGGCCGGTGATCGAGCCGTTCTGGAACAGGTTGAAGTCGGCGTTCGACGTCGAGTATTCGCCATAAAAGTTGTAACCGTTCAGCAAGAGCTGGGCGGCGGTCGTCTGGTTGGTGACGCCGACCGTGAGTCCTTGCTGCTTGCGGTAGGCGAGCGTCACGCGGCCGTTCGGCTGGGTGAAGTCGATCGACGCGAAGTAGCCGGCGACGAACGCCGCGTGGTTCAGGTCGCTGGGCTCGTAGATCGGGATCGTCCCCGAGTCGCCCTTGGCGATGATCTGCGCGCCGGCCGACGCCGAGTCGTTGGACTCCGTCGCGGTAATGTCGGTGTCCCACATGGCGTAGACGAAGCGGTTGTTCTGGGCGTTGACCCAATCGGCGAACGCCACCTTGTCGGCGGTGATCGGGGCGAACACCGTGACCAGCGTCGCCCAATTGGTCGTCACGTCCACGATCCCGTCCATGAACTCGGCCGGCGTGACGTCGGAGCCCACCTGATCAGCGCCTTGGCTGAGGACGGCGCCCGTCGCCGACGTCAGCATGAGGCCGGCGGCCGCTGAGCCGCTGGCGAAGGTGATCGAGCCGGTGTCGTCGGGCGTCCCGGCGGTGATCACGAACGCGCCGGACTGACTGTCGAAGCTGACGCCGACCGCGCCGGCGGTGATGCTGGTCGAGCTGGCGCTCTGCGAGGGGGCGACCGTGTAGGTCCCGGTCCCGCCCGAGCCCGAGCCCAGGGCGGTGATCCGGGTCCCGACCGTGATGCCCGAGCCGCTGATCACCTGTCCCACCGCCAGCGCGCCAGCGCCGACCGCGCTCACGGTGAGGGTGGTCGCGGCGATCGAGCCCGTGACGGTCGCGTCGGACGCGCCGAGCGCGGTCTGAATGGTGGCGGCCGCATCCGAGAAGGACGTCGCGCCCGACAGGTTGATGTTGCCGGACGTAAAGGGATGCCCGTCGATCGTCAGGGTGATGACGCCGCTGATCGCCTGGAGTTGGGTCAGCGTCAGCCCGCTGATGTTGCCGCCGCGCAGGTAGGCGGCCACCGGCCCCGCGTAGGGGCATTGCGCGAAGAGCATCGCCGCCGGCTTCAGGGCCGAGTTGTCGAAGCCCAGGAAGTAGACGGCGGCCTTGGCCGCTTCGGCCGAGTTGCCGCCGAAGTAGGCGGCCACGGCGCTTTGCGTGGGGAAGCTGTTGACGGCCCCGATCGGAACCCGCGTCGACTCGGTCAGGAACAGCCCCAACAGATCGGCGGCCGCGCCGGCGGCCGTGATGACGCCGGGGTTGACAGCGACAAGCTGCGAAGCCGGGATCGCGAGCTGAACACTCATCCTTGAGCCCCCTTAAGGCGGGTAGGTCGCATCGACGCTGACAAGCGTTGCGGCGAGGCTAGCCGCGAACTGCTGGAGAGTCGAGACGGCGGGGTTTACCTGAATCACCGCATCGACGCCCCATCGATATTCGATCTGATCCTGGGCGTTTTGGAAGGGCCGTTGCGCAGGGTCGGAGGCGTAGAGCGGTTGCGTCGGAAAGCCGGAAGCGCGGAAAGCCTGACAGGCGATCGGGTCTCGAAACAGCGTCGCGATGATCTGCGCGTTGTCGCCGCTGGCCGGGCCGTGGACGTCGAGCTGGACGGTGAGCTGCGTCGGCTGCAACGTCTCGACCACGCCGGCCAGCAGCCCGCCGCTGGCGACCGTCTGGCTGACGCTCACCCGGTAGGTCCCGACGTCTCCAGGCACGGAGCCGGTGAGCTGGGCGACGACGTAGGTCTCATCGGCGACCGAGTGGCCGCCGGGCGCGGGCGCGACGGGTGCGCCGACAAGGATCGAGCCGTGCGCCACCGCCGAGACCGTGAGCGTGGTCGCCGCGATCGAGCCGGTGAAAACTGCGTCCATGTAGGTCGGCGTGTTCGTCTCGAGGCGCGTGCGCAGGATCGGCGTCATCACCACGAAGTCGCCGGCGGTGGGCTCGCCGACCCGGTTGATCTGGCCGCGGACAACCTCGATTGGCGGAAGGATGCTCAGCAGGAAGCTGCGCAGCACGGTGAGCGCCTGGGCTTCGGTGAAGTCGAGGTAGGCGCTCATGCCTGTTGCGTCACGCCGACGCTGCACCAGCCCGATTGGTCGAACGGCTCAAGGATCGCGCTCGCCAGCCACGTCTCGCCGCTGAACACCAGCAGATCGCCGCCGGTCCCGGCCGCCCGCTCGACGCCCTTGATCTGCATGTTCGCGTAGACCTTGCGGGTGACGCCCTGAATGTTGAGCGCGTCGAGCTGCAAGAGGTCGGCGGTGCTGAGCGGTTGGGTTTGGAAGCTGACGCCGGTCACGGTGTCGTAGGTTGGCGTGCGCGACCCGTCCGGCCCGGTGGTGTAGCCGGTGGACTGCATCACGCTGCCGGTCACGTTCGGGTTCACCGCGCGCGTCGCGCTGTTGGCGATCGAGCGCAGGTTCACGGCGTCACCACGCGCAGCTCGCGGGCGTGAATCTCATCGCGGCTGACGATCACCGGCCGGTTGCGGGTCTTCTCCCAATGCCGGTTCGCACCTTCGGCCCAGGCGCGGAAGCTCGGAAGCTCGACCTCCCGGTGGCGCAGCCACGTCGAGCGCATGAGGAACCACGCGCCGCACGCCGGGCATCGGAGCTGGCCGATCGGGTTGACGATCCCGTCGCGCTCGGCGCGCACCGCCGGATGATCGCGCGGATCAGCGGCCACTGATGACCTCCGAATCGACGCTGTTGATCATGTGGCCCGTATCGATGAGCTGTTTGTCGAAGCCCTTGCGCGCGATCGTGGCGGGCGCCAGCGGGACGCCCCAGAAGTCGCGGATCGCCTGCTGCCACTGGCCCTTGATCCCCTCGCCCATCAGCTCCAGCGCCCGGCCGGCGTCGTAGTCGCTCGCCTTCAGGGCTTCCATCAGGGCGTCGCCCCAGCCCGGCCCCTCCTTCGCCACCATGCCGCGGATCGCCGGGCGGGGAGGGATGCCGCGGGAGGGCGCGCCGTATTCCTGCACGGCCGCAACCAGCGCAACGGGGGTCCCGTTGGGATAGGTCGCGCCCTCAAGCAGGCCGACGCGAACCTTGGGGCTACCGCCCAGGGCGCGGCTGATGCGCTCCAGCGCCGCCGTCAGCTTCTCCCCGCCCTCGAATGGAACGTCAGCCACGGATCACCAGCCCCGGAGGAAGCCCAGCGGTCCCGCGCCGAAGGTGTCCGGCGGGTTCGGAATGTAGATGCCGATCCGGTAGGGCGCGGTCGCCTGCCACACGCTGAAGCCATAGGGCGTCTGGACCCACCACGCGCGCGACGGCTCCGCGCCGGGCTCCAGCTCGGTGCTGACGTTCACCGAGCCCTCGGCTGCTTGGCTGAGCCGGCCCACGAGCCCGCTGGCCGGGTCCGTGTTCGTCCCCTTGTAGAGCTTCGCGACGTGGGCGGTCGCCAGATCGAGGATCATCGCGCGCGGCCCGTTCGGCGGGTCGGCGCTGATCGGCGAGGAGTCGGTATTGTTGATGTAGAGACACGCCTCCGCGAAGAAGCGGTCGGCCATCGGCTCGGTCACGGCCGGGATGAACTCGGGGAAGCGCGCCGCCCAGGTCTGAAAGTTGAAGGCGACGATGGTCACGCGCCGCCCCTCAGATGAGGGCGCTAGCGCTCGCCAGCACCGGGTTGCCGCGATCGTCCGTCGCGGTCGCGACGCCATCGGCCTTCGACGGGATCGCGCCGCGGAAGACGCGGACCAGCTCGCCGCGCTCGCTCGCCTTGCCCTGGGCTGCGTCCATCGTCTCGCCGAAGATGATCATCTGCGAGGCGATCAGATCGCCCTCGCCGTTGCGCTTGATCCACTCTTCCCAGAACTCGCCGGGGACCGGCGTGAAGACGTAGCCGCCGGCGCTGACCAGCGGGGCGTCGATGCCGACGCGGAACGCCCAGCCCTTCAGCGTGACGGGCGGCAGCTTGCCCTTCTCCAGGCGCACGTCGCCGCGATCGTTGATCGGGACGTACCGATCCAGATCGAGGACAACGCCGTTCGGCAGCTTGCAGCCGACATAGACCACGCCCCCCGCGCGGTCGGCCTTGGCGGCCTTTGCCTTGGCGGGTTCCGTGATGGTGGGCCGCTCGGGACCGGCGGCCGCAGCAGCCGCAGCCGCGCCGGCGGCTCCGAGCGCGTCGGCGGTCTTTTGGGCGCTTTCGGCCAATGGCTTAAATCCCGGTGAGGCCCGACACGCACGCCGGGCGATAGACGATGGCCCCCCAGGTGCCCTGAGTCTTCTTCTGGCGCCAAGACGAAGTGTCCTGCACGATCCGGTGCGCGCGCATCTTCTCATTGAAGCTGCACTCGATCGTCCGCTGGCCCTCCAGCTCATCGACCCACATCTGCATCGTGAAGAGCGTCGGCGTCGGCGCGCCGGTCGGATAGCCGAGCTGTGGCGCCTGCATGATCTTCAGGTTGGGGAACACCTTCTTGATCATGCCTTCGGCGGTGAGGCCGAAGCTGTTGGTGTTCGCCAGATAGACCTCGCTGACCGAGTGGACGACAGCGGTCATCGGCGTGTCCAGCTCCAGGTTGGAGCCGGTCTGAATCTGGAGCTGCGCGAACACCTTCTGGAAGTCCGCGAGGATTTCGGTCGGCAGCGCGACCGACCAGCTCGTGCCGCCGGCCGTCTTGGTGGTCGGCGTCAGCAGGGCCGGCAGGCTGGGATCGTTCAGGGCGCCGTAGTTCTGGAGCCCGTTGATCCCGAAGAAGTAGCTGGTGTTCTGGAAGCGGTTCAGCGTCAGCGCCGAGCTGATGTTGAGGCGCGCGGCCCAATCGACGCGGGCCAGCCCCATGCGCTCCAGCTCGCGCTCGCCCCACTCGGTGAACACCTGATAGAGGTAGGCTTGCCGTTGCGGCCATTGGGCGTTCGCGCCGGCGCGGCCGTTCGTGGCGAAGTCGCCGTAGGACGAAACCTCGCCCGTCGACTCGATCATCGCGAACATGGCCGTTTCCATCAGCCAGTCGCCCTTGCGGGCTTCGCCGTAGAGCATGGCCGCCTTCAGCGGCGAGTAGAGGACTTCGATCAGCTTCGGATCGACATACATCGTCAGGAAGCTGGGGATGCCGGCGTTCGCGACCGTGACCAGACCCGCCTGCGGGCTGGCCGGCGAGTTCGGCGCATCGAACGCCAGCCCGGCGTCCTGGGCGAGGCGCGTGGCCGCGCTCATGTCGATCCCGCCGAAGCTGGTTTCGACCGGCCCAAGGCTGGTCATTTCCGTGACCGGCTTGTCGAGCCGGGTGCGGGGCAGGAAGTCCACGGCGGAATCGAAGACGATCCCCGCCTCTTCCATCACGGCCGTGAGTTCGGCGCTACGACGCAGCATGTGCTGTTACCCCAGGGCTCGATGCGTAAGCTTCATCAGCTCGCCCGGTGCGGCGAAGCTGCCGACGTACCAATCGGTCTCCACCGTCGCGTTGGCGGTGATCGTGGTCGAGGAGACGACGGTGTTCGGGGTGACGATGTAGGTCCCCGTCCCGCCCGCGCCGGTCCCCAGCGCCGTGATGTAGGTCCCGGCGGTGACACCGGAGCCGCTGATGACGTCGCCCACGGAAAGGGCGCCCGAGCCGACCGCCGAGACGGTCAGCGTCCCGTAGGTCTCGCTGATGGTGGTCGAGGCCACCGTCTGCTCGGGGATCGACACCAGATAGGTCCCGATGCCGCCCGGCGTGCCGGTGAGCTGCGCCGTGACCATCGTCCCGGTGGCGACGCCCGAGCCGCTGAGCGTTCCGCCGACCACGATCGCGCCCGAGCCCACCACGGTGACGGTCAGGATATCGTTGGCGATCGAGCCGGTGACGCTGGCGGTCGAGGCGGCAATCGAGCCGGTGACGGACGCGCCGCCGCTCGGCTGCGTACCCGCCGCGGCGAGCTGCGAGGCTTGGCCGGTGGTCTGCGAGGCGAAAATCTTCTGGCCGGGCAGCGCTTCGGTCGAAGAGTCGTTCTTCATCCAGAAGTCGCCGTAGGCCCACAGGAACAGCTCGAAACCGCCGGGGATCACCAGCGACGTCTCGGCGAGGTAGGTGGTGATCAGCGCGTTGTGGTGGTTGCCGACGAAGCCGTTCGGCTTGCCTGCGCCGCCGTTCGACACCAGCGTTTGCGTGGCCGGATCGACCCAGCCGAAGCGGCCGACCGTGACGCCGGACGGTCCCGCCACCAGCGCGCCGGGGCCGGCGATCACGGTGGCGCGCGGGTTCGTGGTGGCGAAGTCGCCGGGGACCGCCGGCGCTTGCTGATAGTTCACCTGGGTTTGGAAGCCCGTCATGCGCCGGTGTCCTTAACCTGCTTGGCGAATCCGGCCCATGGCCGGGAACATGGTGGTGGCGCCCTTGGCGCCGTCCTGGGCGATGCGCTCGCGGCGCTGGCCCGGCTGGCGCTGGTGCGCCTTCACGGCGTCGAACGTCGGCTTCATGGCCGCCTCGGGCAGGCCCTTGGTGTCGATGCCGAAGTGGTCGAGCGCCAGCTTGTAGACGCCGCCGGCGGTCTCGGGCGGGTTGGCGAGCGCGCCGATGAACGGCCGCACCGCCTCTTGCGCGGCGTAGCGCTGATCGCGGGCGTCGAGCGCCATCTGGATCGCGCGGTCGGTCGCCTTGCGGTCCATCGACTTGTCTTCCTTGTCGTCTTCCTCGCGGGCCGCAGCTTCGGCTTCGTCGCGCGCCTTCTTGTCGCGGGCGGCCTTATCCTTCGCCTTCTTGTCGCGGGCGCGCTTGTCCCGCGCCTTCTTGTCGCCGCCGCCCTCGCCGCCCTCTTCGCCGCCCTCGCCCTTGTCGTCGTCATCGTCGGGCTCGCCGTCGATTTCGTCGTCTTCGGCGCCCTCATCCTCTTCGTCTTCCATCGCGTCGAGCGCGACGGCGAGAGGCTTCAGGTCGGCGTCGGGCTTCAGCTTGCCCTTGGTGGCGGCGGCCACGCGCTCGGCGATGACCTTCGAGTCGTAGGCGGCGGCGGTGACGCCCTCCACGATGGCGCTGAAGTCGATCGCCGCGTCGGCGGCCAGCAGCGGCTTCACCATGGCGCGGATCGCGCCCGAGACCAGCAGCGCCTTACGCGAGGAAATCGGCTTGAGCATGTTCGCCCCTGGGTCCTGATCACCGACGCAGACGTCAGAGCCGGCGCGGCCCCTGTCTACGAGTGCGACGTGGTTGAACTCGATATTGCGCATCACCCCGTCGTACCGCAAGCCCTGGTAGGTTCCGGGGGTCATGTCCGCTATATATCGATACGCACAGCTAAGCTCGCGCTGCTTTTTAGATTTGATCGCCTCGATCGCGGCCGAATCCCAAACAACCAGAGAGTTGTCGAGGTACGGACTATTGAAGGCGGCATCGGTCCCGGTGGAGCCGACCGTGATTTCTTTCTTCGGATCGTCCGCGTTGACCGGGACGTGCTGCATCAATAGTTGCAAGTTGTTCGACGTGGCCGCCGCCCGGCGCAGCTCTTCGGGGTCTCGCAGCAGATGGTAGACCCTGCCGGGATCGAGCCCGAGCGCTTCGGCGTTGGGAATCTCCCGCCCGTAGTAGGGATTCACCGTCGCCTTGCTGATGTGGCTGACCGCGACATGCAGTCGCCCATCGACGTCGGTGTGGCGCGCGGTGTCGAAGTCGAACGCGATCCGGTCGCTGGCGCCCGCCAGCAGCGCGCGGCTGGCGATCCCGGTCAGCTCATCCTCGCTGAAGGTCTCGCAATCCTCGCCCGCCTCCTTGTAGGCGATGGCGGCCGCCTGCTTGACGGCATGGCCGGCGCGCACCAGCTCGCCGATGTTGGCGCTGATGACCTCGCGGCTCTTGCCGGGCTTCAGCGGGTCATAGGCCAGCACCGCCCGATCAGCCGCCAGGATGCGTTCAAGATCGGCGATGGTCACTTGCGCACCCCCAGCTCGGCGATCAGCCGAAGGGTATGCACATACGCCTTGCGCGCGGCCAAGTCATCGACCGCCCACAGATCGCGCTCGATCTGCCGGCGCAGGCTGCGCAGCGGACCCAGGCGGGAACGGTCAGTTAGCTGGCCCGTTCCCGCCCTGCCCTCGACCCCCACAATGGATCGACGGCCGCCGGTCGGGTCTGAGAAGTGTCCGTCCGGCGATGCTATCGGCGGGCGCGATGCCGCCGACACCAAGCCCGGCGTCGCCGCCGAGATTAGCCCTGCCGCCCGCTTGGCGATCGACGTGCGATGCCGCGGGCTGATGATGATTTCGGGGTGGGCGTGCTGGGCGCTTTTGATGCCGCCCTCGATCATGCGGAGGATCGCCGCCTGACCGGGTGTCGCGCGCTTCGCAAATGTCGCCATGAATCGGACGCTATCACGCCACCCCGAAAAGCGAAGGCCCCCGCGCCGGTGGACGCGGGGGCCGGGCTCGGCGGCCCTTCCGGGGCTGGGGGGGCTTTAGGGGAAGGGGAAAGCAACCGAGCGCCCCGCCTTATGGACTCACGTCCAGCGAGACGTCAAGCGGTTCATCGCGGGGCGGGGCATGATCTTGCCGAGTCTCCCCTGAGTAGAGAGGCGATACAACCCGAAAAAGGGAACAAACGTGAACACGGGGTGGGGCGGTAGGATGATATCAGGGAAGTCAAACGGCCCTGTACGTGCATCCCTGGGGCTTCTAGGGCATCGTCCCTTTTGGCAACCCGCCCGAAACCGGCGTTATACACCGAAACCGGGAATGACCGACCGGGACACACACCGGCAGTTGATTAACTCGCCGGGGAAAATCCTTTCGCCGCTGATCAGCGCGCCCTTCTCGACGTCGTAGTAGGGGCCGCCGCCGCGCCCCTCGCTGAACGCAACATGGTCCGGCCGCGGCGTCTTGCCGGCGTGGCTGTGGACCCACCGCGCCTGCGTGATCCCCAGCTCCTTCTGCCGCACGCGGGTGATGACCGCGGTCGCCTTGTTGTTTTGGTCTCGCGCGATCAGCGCCGCCCGCCGCTTGGTGATGCCGTAGCGGGCGCGCAGCGACTTGGCGAGCGGCCCCAGGTCGCGGCCGTGCTGGGCGCTGCGCATCACCATCCCCTCGACCTCCTGAAGGTGCTGCTGGGCGATCGAGCGGATCAACCCGACGTTCTCGATCACCGCGGCGTCGTAGACCTCCTGGGCCGCCGGCGTCATGCGGAACTGCACCGTGAGCCCGGCGCGGCGCAGGATGGCGCTCAGCGTCCGCGAGCTGCGATCCTGGGCGGCCTGGGCGAAGTAGGCGGCCAGCTCGGGCGCGGCGCGGTCGAAGTTCGCTTCCCAGCGTCGGCGCAACCCGCGCATGAGCCCGGCCAGCTCGACGGCTGGGGCTGCGTCCTGGGCGACGATCGCCGGCGCCAGCATCCCGTAAGTCGGCTTCAGCAGCGCGTCGATATCCGCCTGCATCCGATCGACTAGCCTCATCAGCGCGCGGCGATAGGCCAGCTCGATCCCGACGTTCGGGCGGACGGGCGCGAGAACCTTCGCCTTTACCCGCGCAGGGCCGCGAATGTAGCGGCCGCGATCGAGGCCCAGGCGACCCACCTTAGCCGGGGAGAGGGACACTTTCTTGCACCGCCAGATAGGTGTCGGGCGTGGTGACGTCCACGGCGCCCGCGCCCTGCCATTTGTAAATCCAGATGCCGGACTGATTGACCAGCACGCCGTAGCTGAAGCTGCCGGTCGAGGGATGCGCCAGATCGCTGCCGGTCAGCTCCATTTCGGTCCCGTCCGGCGCGACGATGTAGAGCGTGACCGTGGTCGGGTCGATCGGCGTGACGCCATCGGACGCCGTGAAGAGCGTCGAAAGCGTGACCTCCGAGTCGATCTGGTAGGTGTTCATTCGTCGCTCGCCTTGGCGCTGGCCGCGGCGTCGGCCGGCGTGGCGCCCGGCGCAGCTTCGGCGACGGTAGTGTGGGCGTCGGCCGCGTCAAGCACGAGCGTGTTCACGGCGACGTCGCGGGCGCTGGCCCGGTAGGCTGGCGCGTCGGACGGGTGCGCCTGGGGGCCGATCACCCGGATGCGCAGCGCGGCCACGGCTCGCGCCATCGAGCGCGAGGCGGCGCGGATCACGGCGAGGCGGTCATAGCTGGCGCGCCCATGCGCCGCCGCCCTCGACCACGCCGCCAGCAGAACGCCCGAGCGCGTCGCGCCCCTCGCGTGCGAAGCGCTCGCCGACCGGGCCGCCATGCGGACCCCGCCGGTCATTGTCCCCGCCGCACGCGCTGCGCTCTTCGCGGCGCCCGCCAGCAGCGCACGCGCCGTGCGGCCAGCCACGCCCCGCGCCGCGGATCGGGCGAGCCCGACGAGCTGCGCGCGGAACCGCCCCGCGGCGCTCGATCGCGCGGCGCTGGCGCTGCTGGCGGCCAGATGCGCCGCCGCCGCCAGCCCTCCCGTCCCGTGCGCAGCGGCCCGCCCTTTGCCGGCGAGCTGCGCGGCGGCCCTTGGCCGCCCCGTGTCACGACCAGCGGCCAGCCCTCGCGCGCCCAGCGTCGTCGCCCCGCCGATCTTCCCGGTCGAGCGCGCCGCCGATCTGGAGCGCGTCGCCAGATGCGCCGCCGCCCCGGCTTGTGCGCGGCCCTGTGACGCGGCGGCCGATCGCGCGGTGATGCTCACCACGGTGGCCCCTGGCGTTCCGGCGATCGGGATCGAACCCACGGGGCCGCCGGCGATCGGCATCAGCCGTTGATCCCGTAGAGGCTGACCAGGGAGCCGGTCAGGAAGTTGCCGGCGCTGAGGGTTATGTCGAGCCGGGTGATCGCGGCGGTGCTAAGCCACACGCCATAGCACTGTTGAGTAAACATGCCGGCTGTCGTGCTTCCAACCGAGAATCCCACCTGATACTCCACCGACTTGTTCAGGGCTGTGTTGGTGTATCCGTAGATTTTTGCGACGCCGTAGGACGCCGGATTGGTCGCCGTCCCAACGGACGCCAGTGTCAGGAAGTCGATGGAACTGTGGGCGACCGACGCGGCCGCAGAAGCCGTGGTGACGTTGCCCCGCACAAGTTGGTTTTGATAGTGGGTCGCGGTGTCGTTATTGAACGTGAGCTGCGCGTTGGCGCTGTTCACCCCGGCCGCCGTGCTTTGGCCCCGGATGACAACCATCAGATCGGCGTAGGTCTGAGGGATCGAGCTGAAGGTGACGACGCCGGTCCCGATCGGTGAGGCGTTGGCCAGCAGCACCATCGCGGGCGCCTGGAACGTCGGATCGGCGCTCGCCCCGTTCGACGTCAGCACTTGCCCGGCCGAGCCCGCCGCGGTCGCCGTGATCGGCGAGCCGCCGGCCCCCACCAGCACGC